CATCCACCTCTGCTTTGTTGATTGCGTTATAGATATTGCACGTTCTTTTTGCAATACAGGTTTCGCAACTCCCTGCTTCTCTATAAAAGCGGCACAAATCTAGCGCGGATTTCAACGCCTCCATCAGCTCCGCGTTGCTGGCCTCTAGCTCAGCCACCTTCGCCTTTGTCCCCTCCGGCACGATCTCGACCTTCTGAAACGGCAATAATGCTGCCTCCTGTGTAATTCCCTGTATTAGCACCCCCGGATTTTTGCACGTGTTTTTCGGGCATCCATCACAAGTTCCCCACTCAATGTCACCCGGCTTGAGGGTTCCAACTGCCTCAACCTCCATGCTCTCGTTAAACTTGTTGTCACTCATTTTCCTGCCCTTTCAAATTGGTGAATCCCAAAATCCGCGTCACAGTCATCCGCATCAATCAGCTTTTGCAACTGCGTTTTCGCTTTTGGATCAATCACCAGCCGGCCATGCGCTCGATAAAGCTCACGCCGGAGATTCACTTTCACAACACGCTGTTTCATTTCTGGTCTTCCTTTCTGTTTGTTTCGGGTACACGTCATAACCGATATGTACCCAGATTGCCTTTTTTATGGACACGTTGCCCGACTTGGCAGCTACCAACTGCCAAACATTTTTGCGACCCCATAGCCGGGGTTTCTAGGAACGGTCTCGACGCTAATATGCCCGTCATAGCAGACGGGAAAATATACTCTCGCCTTGGTCCATACCACAAACGGACTGCACTCAGGCACGCCATAAGAATTGTCAAACGTCATCTCCATTTGGTCGGTCGACATAGTGGAAGACACTACGTCGGCAAAAACCTCACTGTTTTCTCTCATACACGAGATCAATAAATCCCTTACACTTGTCATAATCCTGCTTTTTTCAAACATGGCAGCCTCCCCATTTGGGGTTAGTGTATTTAAACTATTCGAGTCAGTTTTCATTTGTCTTTTCCTTGCCGCAGTAGTCGCATACGCCGTCTGTTACACCGGCGTGCTTGCAATACCCGCATTTTTCACAGTACAGCACTCCGAATCCATCAAAATCTTCATATTCAGCGCCGCATTGTGGGCACGTCATAATGGGCATTCCGTCACTCATTGTTTTTCTCCTTTCAAAAAAAAGGTTACTGTAGCAGTAAGTATAGCCGCGGTGAGCCAATAGATTGCGCGTCGCCAGTCAAGATGGCAAGTGTACACTATGCTGGCCAACACATCAATCGTGATCAACACAGATGGGAATATCCAAGTTTTCATTTTTGGTCTTCCTTTTTCTTGTTTTTGGTGACAATCGGGTATCTGTATTTACCGCGGCGTGCATCCTCTTTTTCTAAGTTTGCGATATATCCAGCCACGATGAAGCACAGACAGACAAGGGCTGTCGCCACCCATATAAATAGTTGCCAACCTGTAATGTCTTCCATTGCGCCTCCTGCATTTCCGGGTTTTTATCCCGTCACTAGATATTTACCCTGCTCTTGTTTGCAGAAACTTTTGTGCCGCCGTATTCACCTCGGCAAGCTCCTGTATTGTGCTGAACTTTGCCGTAAAAAGACGCAGTTCCATTTCCGCATCTTTGAGCATTTGAGCCTTTAGAATTTGGTTTGAAATTACGGTCTCTATGGGAAAGTACCCGCCTTTGTCCTCTCTGTCAGGCGTAAGGCTAACAAAAGCCCGCACTGGTTCTTCTCTACCTTCAATGATGGTTATTGATACTCGTATCAGCCGCCTTGCCTGTTCAATGCGCCATTGTGCGGCCGCAATGCCATCATCCCACTCAAAAGAGCTATGCAATGGTGATGTTTCACTTCTTGCTTCTTTGATAACATCTCGCGGAAAGAGTTTGCCTTTATTTTTTTGTGCGATTCGTTTTAATTCTGCTGTAATTTTTGAGTCCATGATTTACCTTTGCTTGTTGCCTAACTTGCCTTACTTGGTTACTCCTTACACTACCTGCCTTGCCGTGCATCGCTATTCCTGTCCTGACCGTACCACGCCTGCCTTGCCTTGCTGGTCATCACATCGCCAATCACGACATCACCACGCCTTGCCTGCCTTGCCATGCACCGCTATTCCTGTCCTGGCCTTGCCATGCCTGCCTTGCTTCGCATTACCTCGCATAACCCAACTTTGCCCATCCTTACCTGCCTTGCCGTGCCTTGCCATGCTTCACTTGACCGTACCACGCCTGCCTTGCCTTGCTGGTCGTCACATCACCAATCACGACATCACCACGCCTTGCCTGCCTTGCCGTTTTCTGCCACGCCTGTGCTTGCATCACTACACCGTACCTGCCTTACCTTTCCGGGCATTGTCCGTCAAGACAATGCCGGACTTAACCTGCCGCGTTATTCCGTTATTTCGTCCTCGGAATTAACGATGGTAAATACCCCCCAACCCATGCCGGCCGAGTTTTTGCTGTCAGGTCTGCCCTCGCAAATGCCTACCTGAATACCAACTCTCATCAGTAGGTTTGCAACATCCTGCTCTGAAAACTGATCACCATCGAATGATATACGAAGTCTTGCGCCCCAATTCCGATACATAGCGCGGACGCTTATATCGGTACCGGACCCACCAATGCCAATCCTGACCATTGATTCGTGTTTTTCTGGCTTGTCACCGAGAATTTTTACTAGCGGTGTCCCCTCGACCGCATCGAAGCCATCGGCCTTGATAAATATGCTCAATTTAGCCAAGCTCATTTTGAAACCGCAAACACGACAGGCACTTATCATTGCACATCGGAAAGCACTAGCAGGAATACCATCCCATCCGTCTGTGGACAGGTGCCGAGCACCAATAAACAGGCTGTCAAAATCCTTGGCCTCACGTTTCTTGCCCTTGTTGGCCACGCTACCCGCCTCCTGCTTCTGCCGGATTTGCAGAATAGCTTTTTGGCTGAACTTGTGAACTACCAATGGGGCAGTGCCCTTGATAAAAAACTCTACCGTTTTGATGTTTGGTGGCGCAATTTGCAGTTGGATTTTGTCGTTTTTCTTGTCCATCGTTTTTTCCCTTTTTTTGTTTGGTTCTCTACTTACTCTATTTAATAGTACAATTTGCATTTTGCGTACTGTACTAATTTTCCGTCTGATCATAAATACATTATAGTCTTAGCCCGTCTGCTTCCCTACTGTCTGCCTGTGGAATACGACTTGGTTCATTATTTGGCCTTTTATTGTTTATTTCTTTGTAGCTTATTTCCGCTTTGTGTTTAATATACACCACTATTTTCATTTATCAAGATATAAAACAAAGATTTTTATCTTTTTATGTTTTTATGTTGACATTTTACACCAAGGCAGATAAGGTTCCATTACAAAAAGGCAATAGATTATGGAAACATATTCCCCCCCCAATCCATTTATATCAAGTTCACCGCCAGACCAACAGCCACGGTCCCCTCAACATCATAGCAGTGGCAGTCTTACCCCTTGGGCGGTTGCAGCCGCCATTCCCGATTCCATAGGCAGTTTAGACGAAATAGCAAAAAAACTCGGTGTTCCTCGCCTGGAATTACGTAGATTTATTTCAAAGAACAAAGAATTGCGTGAGGCTCTGGACGACGAGTTACTAGCAGCTAAGGAACGCCTGATTAAACAGACATATACCGATGGGATAGACGGTCAGCCGCAGGCAAGGCAAGACTTTTTCAAGATGGTCAATGGATATTTTGAGAAAAAGACCAGCAAGGAAGAAGAAATGGCCAAGTCGCTGGTGGTTATCCATCTTGATGCTCCTAGCGAGCGCATAAAGATGCTAGGAGAAGACGGTGATATTATTGAGGTTAGTCGTTCCTCTATCTCTGCGTTGCCAGCTCCCCAGGATGATATAGATGCATCAGGGCAGGATTATGACGATGACGACGAGAATACAGATCAAGAAAGCGATGATGATAACGCCAATGATTTCATTTAGATTCTATGGCTCCGTCTTGAGCTTTTTGGTTTGCCGCTTCGTTGTTTGTATTTGGCATTTTCTTTATTCGCCAGTTATCGCGACGCACGGTTCTTACCTTACGTACTAAATCCTGCTTCTCAAAAACATTAAGATGGAACTCCCCCCCTGTTTCCAAGCTGTGCATATAAAAGCCATCACCGTCTATTCCTACAACTTCATAGACCGCATTTTCATCTTTGGCGCCCAAAAAGCGAACGCACTTACCTGGGGATACCCCTGCATCCAGAAATGCTTGGAATAACTGCCGGTCGGCTTTAAGACCGCACTTCCTTACTTCTCTTGCGCATTGTTCCATTCTATCGCAAAGCACAGAAAAGCTCAGGCATAAATCTGCCATTTCCCGATGTACATCTCGTATTTCTGCGGTTACTATTGCGGTAGGGCGGTCGTAACTATTGGGATCATATCCTTTGTGTGCTGGCATATACGCTCTCCATCCGGCAGTTGAATTAGTAATAATTCTTTGATTACCTCAAAGGGCTTTACCTGTATAATTATTCGTGGGACTTCCCCATAAAATTTAAGGCTCCCGACACAACTAACTTTAGAGTCGTCTGACCATATAGTGCCAGTCATTGCGTCGCAAAGTCCCTTCATTAAGTTATCGGTTAAGTCAGGTCGCTTTTGATGGGGCAGTATATCACCGTTTTCCACCATCAATTTTTCTTTCTTACTAGCTGATTTAGGCAGCTTAAAGACAAAATTAACTATTATCCCTAACGCCATGTTGTCGTACATTACAAAACCATCCGGCAGTTGTTGTAACGCCAATACCTTTAGATAGATTTTCCAATCCACGGTTTTTGTGGGCTGATATTTTCGTATAAATTTACCTACGTGTGCAAACTTAAACGACTGTACCGCTTTTGGCGTGCCCGGAAACACCAAACATATTTCTTGGCTGCGTGTTTCTTGTACCATAATTCCTTAATCCTTGTTCTTGGTCTGAAAGGGATTTGGTAATGCCCCTATTATCCGGCATTGTGCAGCAACAACATTCCAGTCAGTTTGCAAAATACGATGCACGCACGCGCTTTCGCTGATAGATGCTAACCCATTTGGTTTTTTCTGTTCCAGTGCCAACAGCGCCGCTTCTCTAGATATTCTAGCTGATGCCTTGGCAATATATTCATTAACTGAGACCCCGTCCGACATCGGTTGCGTAGTGACTACTACTGCCAGTGCTGCGGAGGCAGCGGCACTACCATTGGAAAATCCCAAATGCACCGCTAGGGGGGGAGATAACCTGATTTTAGTTTCTGATTCACGTTGAGCCGCCGCGTATGCTCCGTCTACTGCCACCGTGAGTTGCTGTTCGTTGGCATCGCCATTCAGACTGCGCTCAAACGCAATTATCGCATTCCGGCTTTGTTCATGTTTAAGCAAGTTCCAAACCTTTCCACCACCCAGCAACGGGGTCTCGCGGATAAATTGTAAGGCAGTCATCCGCACGTCACGTGGTTTAAGGATGCCGGGGCGCGTCATCGTCCACAAGAGCCAGCCCAACGGCCATTTACTCCCATGAATAGACCATTCATTAGCAGTGAGTGCTTGCCATACGTCAGACATGTCGTTGCTTTGTGATGTAGCCCATTCGCAATAGCGTTCATACTGGCCAAACATATTGAAAAAGGTATTTGTGTCCATTATTTTTGTCTATTTGCCCGTACTTTTTGCACATGCTTCATTCAGTCAAACAGATTACTCCAAAAGCCTTGTTCGGGTAGATCATTCTTATTTTTGGCTGCTCTTGCCTTGCCTTTTTCAAGCCATCCTTGGCTAACTCTGATTACAACGGTGTAGAGTGTCTTGTCATAGATGTTATCTGCTCTCTTAATTTTGAGCAGAAACATTTGTTGCTTTTCCCCACAAGCCGTCATTGGGTAGCAGCGCCCCTGCTTGAGTTTGCCGGCTAGATTTGGGCACTTATAATCACTGTGGCTATACAAATCATACTCGGTCAGCAACAATTTACGTTCATTGCTTCCATCCACATCTTCTACTTTTATCGCAATGTATATACTGGCCGAGTTTGGTTTGGAATTGGTGTTGGCTACTTGATGGGCGACACCCATTTTTAGTTTTGTCTTGCGGGTAAACATTTTGCTCCTTTGGGTTCAATCTTCTTGTTCTGCCATCAATACATCGTACAACTGGCTAAAATTCTGGATTTCCATTTCTCCCGTCCCGTCAAGATTGTTCTCGTTGTCAATCACCGAATACAATGCGACTTGACCAGTGTCAAGATTTTCCAGCGCCCAGGTTAGTGTATTCATTTCTCCGAATAGACATTTTTTATCATCCCATGATTTAATGTTCATCTCTTTTTCAATCACACTTTCAATACTGCGCATGATTGAAAAAATCTGCTGGCATATCTCCGATTCGATTTTGTATCCGTGGGATAGGATTTTTGTCGCTATGTCCAGTGCGTTTGTTCTGGTTTCCAACAGCAATACAAATACTTCTTTATTCATTGTTTTTCTCCTGCTTGGGTTGCTTTAGGGCATTGATGCTCGTCAAGCATCAATACACGACATGTTCCTATTGACATGTTAATCTTTTTGTTTTTGTTACCGGGAAAGAAGCATTGCAACCATTGAGACACAAAATCGGATGTGTGTTCTATGATATAATTCAGATTGCGTTCCATAGGTGCATCCGTGTTGATGGTGATGTTTGCAATGCGCGCAAGCAGACAAAACGTGTCTGTCGTTTGTTGCTGCAAAATCAATTCGATGGCTGGCGGTGCCGCTGCTGCTTGTGTGGTTTTTGCCAGTGTGCTTTTTTTTGTACTTGTTTTTTTCATCTAGCATTCCTTTTTTTCTTTATTTCAATCTTCCCGCACTCGTTAGCGCGGTGGAACTGGTTTGCCATATCCACCACTTGGTCAAGCTGCAAAACGGCCTGTGCCTCTTCATCCTCACAGCCCTGCATAACGCGCAATGTATGATAAAGAAGCTGGCAGGCAATTTTTTTGTCGATTTTAACTTCCAAACTACCGCACCACAACGGCCAGGCGGAAAAGTCAAAATCCGCACCGGCTAGGGTTGCATGGCAAAAATTTGCCATAGTGCAATTTGCCCCGAAAAAGTTAGCCCCGGTGCAGTTAGCACGGTAAAAGCTTGCCCCGGTGCAATTCGCCTTGTAAAAGTTTGCCCCGGTGCAATTCGCCTCGCGAAAGGACGTACCGGTGCAGTTAGCACCGTGAAAGTCTGCCTTGGTGCAGTTCGCCTCGACAAAGCTTGCATCGGTGCAATTCGCCCCGTGAAAGTTTACGCTGGTCAAATCTTTACTGCAGAAATCAGCACCCCTAAGGTCCTTACCAGCTAAGGTCTTAAATTTCTTCGTGGTACCATCAAGAAACTTAACTTTGTAACTCATTTTAATCCTCCTTCTTTTTGATAAGACCGCACTCGTTAGCGCGGTGAAACTGGTTTGCAAATTTCACAACTTGGTCAATCTGCAAAATAGATTGTGCCTCTTCGTCCTCACAGCCTTGCATTGCTCGCAGGGTGTGGTATATCAGTTGGCAAGCAATTTTTTTGTCAATTTTAACGTTCAAACTCCCACACCACAACGGCCAGGAGGAAAAGTCAAAATCCGCACCGGCTAAGGTTGCATGGCAAAAATTTGCCATAGTGCAATTCGCCCCGAAAAAGTTTACCCCGGTGCAGTTAGCACGGTAAAAGCTTGCCCCGGTGCAGTTAGCATCGCGAAAGTCTGCACGTGTTAAGGTCGCCTGGCGAAAGTCTGCCACGGTGCAATTCGCCTCGTAAAAGTTTGCCCCGGTGCAGTTAGCACCGCGAAAGTCTGCCTTGGTGCAATTCGCCTCGACAAAGCTTGCCCCGGTGCAATTCGCTTCGCAAAAGCCTGCACGTGTTAAGGTCGCATCGCTAAAGCTTGCATCGGTGCAGTCTGACCCTGTAAAACTGACACCGGTCAAGTCCTCCAAGCGGAAATCAGCACCCCTAAGGTCCTGCTCAACCAAGGTGTCAAACAATTTTGCAGAGCCGTCTAAAAACTTAACCGTGTAAGTCATTTTGTGTCCTTTGTTAATTGTTCTAATTCCACTCTTATTTTCCCGTGCTTCCGTATCCATGTGCGCCTCGGTCGGTATTTGTTAATTCCGATACTTCGGTAAATGGCAACTCTAGCGCGGTCATGTGCATTATCTTAGGTTTTACTGTTAAAATCAACTGGCATATTCTATCGCCTATTTCATAGTGTCGAATATGCGCCGTTTGACTATGTATTGCGTAGAACTTGGCCATAATTTCACCTCTATAGCCACTATCAATTACCCCACTTGAGTTTGACATCACAAGTCCGGTTTTATATATTGAACTACGTGGGCGTAAATCCCCCCATAGATAATCTGGCAATTCCATAGCTATTCCAGTCCCATATTCCCATACACAATATGTATCATTCCATTTTTTTGACACCGCCGTAAGATCAAAGCCGGCATCCCCGGTATGTGACTGCGTTGGAGTTTGTGCCAACGGATTTAATTTAACAAATTTTATTTTCATCATCTATAATCCTCTTTGTTGTTAAAAAATGCCGGGGTGTGGCAATTAAGAGGCAGCGCCCGGCTTGCCTGGGAAGTATAGCAATAGGGAAACAGACAACCCCATCGCTCTGCATTGCCACCAACAGGAGAAACACATCCGTTATACCACTATTGATGTTGTTTGCTATATCTTTATCTTTAATATATATTGTACTCGGCATTTGTCAAGTAATAAAACAAAGAAATGCGATAAAATATAATGTTTGTTGCTTGCTATTGACAAATCTGGCATTGATAAAGCCCTCCAGATAAAATAATTTATAATACGATAGAAAAAACATGTCAGTTCTCGCTCCATCCACGACACCCGCATCGGCCGCACAGAACAATTCAATAACCGTTTTGCCGGAAGCTGGCAATGTTAAATATAAGACATCTCATATTAAACCAACGCCACGCCAGCGGGCGTTAATTAACAGTCCAGCAGACACAATCTTTTTTGGAGGTGCTCGCGGCGGCGGCAAAGCACAACCATTTGATGCCAAAATACTTTCTCCATCAGGCTTCCGGCTGATGGGGAATATTCAAGTTGGCGACATTATTTCTGGCAGTAATGGCAGCCACCAACAAGTAATTGGCGTATATGATCAAGGCGAACAAGACATTTATGAGATTGCTTTTAGTGATGGTGCGAAGACGCAATGTACTTTAGATCATCTTTGGAATATAAAGCAAACTTGTTCACTTAGTGAAAACCGTAACGGTGCAACAGGACAAGGTGCGCAAAAGTGCGATTGGAATGTATGGACCTTTGGTCAAATTAAGGGATGGCTTGATTATAAAGAAAACGCAAAAGACGGTGACTGCATTCACAACCTGCACCTGCTAATTCCTCTTTGCAAGCCAATTTCGATAACCAATTCCTATAATTATAATATGCGTTGTATTGGTCCATATACACTAGGTGTCCTTTTGGGGACTGGATGCTTGGTGCGTGATAATGGGATTAGTTTGACAACATCTAGTCGGGATATTATTCAAAGAATTAGTACACACTATAATTGGGACTGTGGCAACCATACCAACGAGTATTTTTGCAACGATGTGTCCTTACTGGATGATCTTAATAAGATTGGCTTCGTGCGTTATAGTGCAAGCTGGCAGTTTGTTCCCGAATACTACAAAATGGCACCTGCCGATGCTAGGCTTGAAATTTTACGTGGTCTATTGGATATAGATGGAACGGTAGACAGTTGCGGTCACGTTTCCTATCATACAGTTAGCAAACGTCTTGCCCAAGATGTTCAGTGGATAGTATGGTCACTAGGGGGGGCGGCAACCGTCACACCATTTCCGGTGGTGGCTGAGGCTATCAACGGCAATCAAGTGGATTGCCATGTTCGTTATGGTGTTTCTATCAATACCCCGTTTAATGATCAGTTGTTCTATCTCCCCTGTAAAAGAGATAGGTATTCGAGTCAAGATAACAGCGGTTGCGGCGAACTGCATCGACACATTACCGGCTATCGCTATATTGGCAAAAAAAGTGCTCGTTGTATTGCCGTGAGTAATCCAGACTCACTATATATCACGGATGATTTTGTTATTACGCACAACACTTATGGCATTGGCGTTCTGATATTACATCGTGCGTTGAAATACGGTAAGCCCTTTAAGGCTATTTTCTTTCGTCGTACCAACCCTGAACTTGAGGATGCGATTGATCAGTTTTCAGATTTGTTTGGTGCTCACGCAATATGGATTGCATCTAAGAATATTTTTAAGTTTTGGAATGGTGCCACCCTTAAAATGGGCTTTTTGGATGATGCAAGAGACCTTATAAAGTATCAAGGTCGGCAGTATTCTCTTATTTCCTTTGATGAGGTAACAAACTTTGATGATTATAACATTATTGAGCGTATGCGCGGTTCGTTGCGTTCTGCACACGGCATCCCCACACAGTTAATAATGAGTGGTAATCCTGGCGGCCCATTGCACAATCGCTTAAAAATGGATTTTATTGATCCGTATCCAAAGGGCGAGGTTCTTATTCCAGATGGATTTTCCAAAAAACTAGGTCGTATGCTGACGCGTTGTTTTATACCGTCAAAGCTAGACGACAACCCATATTTACGGGATACTGAATATGGCGATAACCTGCGCAAATCTGGTACGCCAGAGCAGGTAAAACAATGGCTAGATGGCAATTGGGATATTACGCAGCACGCGGCATTTGCGGATATTTTTGATTATGATATACACGTTATACGCCCATTTAGGATACCGACGAAGTGGCGCATAACCAAAAGCTATGACTATGGCTCTTCTCGCCCCTGGGGATGCGTATGGTTTGCTATCTCTGATGGAAGTGATTTCTGGCAGAATGATACTTGGCGTCCTACCATCCCCGGTGATATATTTGCCATTTATGAATTATATGGCTGGAATGGTCGGCCAAACGAGGGGAATAAGGAGTCCATACAATCCCAAGCAGAAAAGATAAATCGTGTAGAAGAGTTGGCTCTTGATGGCTATACCATCAGCAAATCCATTGCGGATTCAGCAATTTTTACATCTATGTCGGGTGCGTATTGCATTTCCGATGATTTTGCAGATCATGGTGTGTATTGGGAACGTTGTAACAAATATCCCGGCAGCCGAGAACAGGGATATGTTCTGATGCGAGAGCGTCTACTGGCATCCATTGAGAGAGATGGTAATCCCGGCATCTATTGGTCTACGCGTTGTAATCATTCAATAAGGACCATCCCTCTGATGCAAATGGACAAGGACGGGTCTGACCGCGTGGCCACCGGCAGCAGCAGTGAAGACCATCTTTATGATCTTACAGCATATCTCTTGCTGTCACAAGACATGGGGGAGGCGGGTTCTGGCGCCACGTTAAATTATTAGTCGGTGAGTGCATCGCTGCGACGCGCGAATGCATCAGTTACATCCATACCAATCACATCACCGATAATAATTTCCGTACCATCGAATATAGCATACACTGTTTGCATCGACACTCCCATATCTGGCATTACGCGGACAAACAATTCTTTGTCCTGTAATATCTGCACACCCTGGATTGCCACCTTAATTTCACCGGCCTTTGTGATATTCATTTTTTTGCTTAGCCGACATCGGTTTGGATTTAGCCAGAACACCGGCTTATCTTGGTCAATGTCTGCTGATGCCTGAATTTGCTTTAATCTTTTACGTGCCGCTGATAGCATTCGGCCCCTGCGTAGGGCAATTAGTGTTAGCTGATGTTCCGGCCGGGCACGGAGTTTTGCCATGATTTCAGGCATTTTAGCCTTTCTTGCCGCTTGTGCTTTTGCAAGATACTTCATACGTGTTTCCATTGGCACGGATTCAAATAGCCGTCTGCCTTTTTCTTGATTTTTGGCAGGGTCATTGGCGACAGCCATTGCGTGGCTGATGCTTTTCTGGAGCTTTTCCCTGTGCCCTTCTGACGGATTTTCCCAATATTTTTTTCTTACACGGGATGTTTTTTCAAACGCCCACTGTGCAAACTCATGTTCTAAGTCTCGTCCACATTGGGGACACACATGCTTAATTGGTTTGTCTTTGTTATTTTTTGTAGCCATCTTTAGCTCCTTTTGGTTCGGGACATATTTGATGATGAATGACACTTAATGTAGTTTTCTTTGTTTTGTTTTCAAGTCTAGTTGCATCAAGGCGCTACCTTATTGCGCTTGCATCTTTAATATACACAATAAAACCATTTTGTCAATATATTATATATATTTATATTAGGGTTGACAAATTTCACATTCATAGAATCAACTTTTATTTTCATCTGACGGGATTTAATATATGCCAGCAATAAAAAAGAAATCTCCTAACGATTGGCGTTACGAAGCCAAGCAGTATGCGTTTCTTGAATATTCAGATTTGCTTGAGTATCGGATGCGCGTTGATGATTGCTTGCAGGGTCAACGTAACATCAAGCGTAAAGCGATATATCTTCCTCCCACCATGTGGCAGGAAGAGCATCCAGAGGAATACAACGCATTTCTTCAACGCGCTTTGTTTTATTCTATGACCACTTATGCAATGCGCATATACGAAGGCTTAACCATGTCAGGATTTCCAGAAATTATCTTACCGGAATCTGGCAGTATGGACTTTATATCGAATGCGGCCACGGTACATAGACGGGATTTGCACAGCTTGCAATCAAATCTTAATAGGGAGCAGTTTGCACATGGTCTGCGTTGTATGTTAGTCGATCCGACTAATAACCCGGCATACCCATTTGTGATTAAAGAATATGGTGCCAATACTTTTTTGAGAGCTTATTTTCCAGCGACGCCTGGGGAGAACAAAGCTAAGATGGTTCTGCTTGATGAATCTGGCTATAATTATAATACCCAGACTAAAAAGGACGAGTATGAGCCTCGTTTTCTAGTCTTAGGCTTGGATGCTAACGAAGAGTATTATCAAAGCGTTATATCGCCAGATCAATGGGCTAATTTTAATATTGACATTCCACCAGTAGACGAAAAAACCACTTATCCCACGTACCGTGGTATTAGGTTAAATCGCATTCCGTTTACTTGGTGTGGGGCGTCATCGTTATCAGGGGTATCTATGGATTTACCTCCGCTGTTAGATATGGCGGATTGCGAAATTAAGCTATTTCAGCTTGATGCTCAATATAGCCAGCACATATTCCAGTCGTGCCAGGAAACGGTGTTTTTCCTAAATACCGGCAAGGACTTTAACCTAGGGGATATTCGGTATGGCTGCGGTGCGCACAATAAGCTTCCGAAGGATGTTGTCCCAAAGGTTATTTCAAACAATGGTATTGGCTTTACGGCTCAAAAAGAATATATGGATAGTATTATGGCGCAAATTGAGCTTCGCCGCATGAGTATTATGTCGAGTAAGTCTCATCAATCTGGCACTGCCGTCGGCATTGTACAGAACGCGCAGACTGCCCCGCTAAGGACCATCGTAGATACTTCTGGCGATGCCATTACTGAGCAATTGCGATATATCGCACAGTGGATGGGATACGGTGATGACGTATCATCAAGGGTGCTTTATACGCCAAGTAAGGACTTTGCCAATGTTGATTCCAACCTATCTGAGTTTGTTGCCCTGTGCCAGTCTGTGGCCGAAGGGGTGGTACCGATGCTAGAAGAGGACTTGTATCGGATGGCCAAAGAAAATGGCTATGTTAATTCCCGCATTGAATGGAAGGAATTTAAGAATCGCTGGCAGCTAGAAAAACTGGAACGGCAAGAGAACTTGGGCTTTATACCCCATAGCCAGCTAGGGAATCTTTTTAACTCTCCTATGCCGGCTGATGCGCAGCCTGAACCAATTACCAAAACCGATTTTCAAGCTACTAAATAAAAACAAAGGACGTTTAGCACAAACATGAAAATTGCCATTTGCACTTGTGGTGTCTACAATCCACCGTTACCACCTCATTTCGACTACGTGTCAGTAACGGATGAATTAAAAGCACGGTACTGTAAAAAATTTGGGCACACATATTTAAGCAGCAAAGAAAATCCACAAGAGGACAAAGACGCCCATTGGGTTAAATTTCCATTGTTGCTGTATGCGTTAGGGAAAATGGACTTTGATTGGGCAGTGTGGATGGATTGCGACGCTGCCCCCGTAAATTTTGACGTTGATATTGCAGGTTTATTGGCCGGCATGGACCCAAACAAAGTTGTTATTCGCAAAGACATCTTAGGATGGAACTCTGGTGTGTTTGCTGTTCCAAACACTAGCAAGGCTATTCAATGGCTGTTGTCGCTGGACAGTGACCAGACCTACAAGACGTTTGAGAAAGCACCGTTTTTTGATCAGGATGCTATTGCTGCATCATTTAAGCATCCTGACTATTGTGACTTTTATCAATTTCCCTCTGAAAATTTTGGCTTTAACCAATTTGACGACATCTATCAGTACTATAGTGTGCCCATCCCCAATGAGTATATTCCCGGTAAAAGTTGGTGTCTGCACGTGCCTGGATATGGTGATGCGTATCGTCGCTTGCGCTTTGCACATTGCCTAGATCGTGTTCGCAAAGCACGTTGCCCTGTTTGTGGCACGTATGGAGAGGAATATTTTACTGTCCCGTTTGACAAGACCTTTAAGCCCGCGTCGCCAGAAATGACATTGCAGGGCGGTGATTGCGCATATTATATCTGCCCCCATTGCGAGATGATTTATGCGCCAATGTTTGAAAAGTGGACTCCTTCGGACTACAAGCAACGCATTTATAATGCGGAGTTTGACTTGTGCGTGGACAAGGAACACGCGGACGGGTCTCGCGACCAAAAAATGTTTGAGATGTTCAAAGATGCCATCCGCAGTAATCAAGCTCGTGTATTAGACTATGGTGGGGGGCATGGTAAACTGGCGCAAATGATCCATGATAAGCTTGGTTTATGGGCTGATTGTTATGATCCATTTTATGGCGATGATGCGTTTAAGCATCATTCTAAATATACCCTGATAACGTGCTTTGAGGTAATGGAACACGTTTATAATCCCCATCCGGTGTTTGCTAATTTCAACCGATGGTTGGTTGAGGATGGTGTGATAATTATGTCAACTCAAACGTGGGATAACAACCGGAGTGTTTTCGGCAAGATGCCTACTCAATGGGAAAACATTGCTCCTAGAAATGGACATGTATGTATGTATTCCACCAAAGCTCTTGAAATTCTTGCGACTAGGCACGGATTTAGGTATTGCAAAGACAGATCGACTGCTTTTTTTCAGGTATTGGAAAAATCATGGGACTTAACCAATGGATAAAGATGATTACCGTCTTTTGGCAGAAATGCTTGCACGTCATGTAGATGGCTTACAGGCTGTATCTGCCGCTTGGGGCAGAGATGTCATGGAGGCATACGAGGAAACCGAACGAGATATACTGTTGTTGGTTGATCGTATCTATCAGGATTTCGGTAAGTTTGCACTTGACGCCAGTACTATGCGTAAATTACGGCAGATACAAGCCATGATTACCGAAATGCGCGCTGGAGGTTTAACCTACGCGATGGAATATATTGGCGGCGCCCTATCCAATCTTGTTAAAAACGAGGTGTCGTTTGGAGAATTGTGGCTTGTGGCCATGCTAAGTCTGAACTTAGGTTTAGACGTTGAATCAGTTAGGCGCACAACAAATATCAAGACGCTTACTCAAGAACAATCATCTTCCGTTAGAAAATATGGCGTTTACAGCGGTAACACCGTGGATGACATATTCCGTAAAATATCAGAGGCAGACGCAACACGCATATATTCCTCTGTCAGCAAAGGATTATCTGGCCGGGTTAAGCCAGATGTGGTCCGTTATGAACTGATAAAAGCCATGGCCACCACCCGTAGGCAGATTGAGGTTAACGTGGCGTTGATTGTCAATGGTGTAGCCAACGATGTGTCAGTATCAATGGCCCGCAAAAACACAGCGATTGTGGATGAGGTAATGTGGGTAACGGAAATGGACGACCGCGTGTGTTCTGACTGCGATGCCTTAGAGGGCATGACCTTTTCACCAGATGATGCGCCATCTTGTCCAATGCATCCTAATTGCCGGTGCTACCTTGTCCCCGTAACAAAAAACATCTCTATCGACATCAAGGATTTGCGTAATGCCTAAAAAATACAACTATCTAGCGCTGACATTTTCTGAATATCTGTTAGGTCTGTCGGAAGATGAACGGATAAGCAGGCTTGGTGCTATACGAGCCAAGGCGTTCGCTGACAATGCCTTGCAAACAAAGGGTTATCTCCCACATCCACCGACAAGACAATATACCATTAGCGATTTGGAACAAAGCGATAATTGGTCATTCACCAAGGTACAGGAATATATCAATGCACGCAATCAAAAAGCAAACTAGCGCTGACAAATGCCATGCAAAACACGTTGTGTTGCGACGTATTACGGAACGTGAAGATGCTTGTTGCCCTGAGTGTGGGAAAAAACACGCAAATAAGAATTACACCGGCCTATGTGACCGGTGCATTGAAAAGTCAGGGACACTAGAACAATATTTTGGGGGCTAGTCGGTAGATTTCTGGTCGGCAAAATCAACGATTGCTCGTTCAATAGCGTGCATTAGGCGCAGTGCATCAGATTGCGATAAGTGCTTCTGGTATATTCTCCCAACGCATGTTTTTTCAATATACTTAAACCTTCCCCCAAGAACGTATATTTCTGCAATGCCAAGTTGTGGATTTGCTGGTCTCTCTGTCCATATTTTTGGTTTCGGATGCTTCACGTTACCTCCTGTCATAGACGCATGGGCATAAGAATATACAGAAAATCATCGCTGTTACGCAATGCTATCGGCGTATCACTAGTATTATACTGGATGATCAGCTTGTCGCAATCCAGTTTAGAAAGAGGCTGGATCATAAAATCTGCATTTAGCGTGAAGGTTGTTGGTTCCCCGGCAACATCAATGTCCATACTTTCCTTGGATTCCCCATAGCGGGCACTATGGGCTGATAATTCCAGGCTATTGCCGTCAGCGGTGAATTTCAAACCATCCATATTATCTAAGACCAGTGAAACGCGTTTAATTACGCCAAGCAACGTCACTCGATCTACGGTCATGCTGTGCGCAAAGCTATCCGGGATAACAGAACTATAATTGGGATATACACCCTCCACGAGCAGTGCGGTAATGACGGTTTCGCCAGATTTGATTTCAACAGAAGATTGATTAAAACTAATCAATAAAGGTTGTGTTACATCAATCGTTTTTATAAGTTCCATCACCGTAACGGCGGATATGATGATTCGCGTCGATGACACACCATTTGGTGTTGTATAATCGACATGGTGTTGGCATGTGGCTAACCGACGTCCGTCTGTAGCCACAACCGCCAAGTTACCATCTGATAATTCAAGTAGCACACCATTCAGCGCATGTCGGCTTTCATCCGCACAAATAGCAGGGGATACTTGGTTTAGTGACGACACGAACGCACGAGCATCCACCTGAAATGAGTTTGACCCAGCACAGATTTCCTTGTCGGGAAAACCGACGGGGCTAAGACCAATGATCCGATAGGTGGCTTTTCCGCATGTTATGGACACAACATCATTAGTATCTGAAACGGTTTCAATGACTACATCATCCTGCGGCAATGCCGATGCAATCTGATATAGCTTACGCATGGGAAGCGTAGTTTCTCCGGGATCAAGGATGGTTGCGTTTACTGTCGCCTCATTGACCATTAGAGAGTTTATGCCAGTTAGCAACAACGCCCCATCCTTGGCGGTAAACTTGACATTGTTCATTACTGGATTAACGGCGTTGTTGCTGACAACACCAATAATTTTTTTCAGTCCATAAAGGAAACTGGAAGATGACACAATGATTTTCATGTTTTGTCCTTGTTAAATGCCGTTTATTTGGTAAGAAAAGGAAAAGCGCCAGCAGCCGTTGGCCGGGGAGAAGGGTGAAAAACCGGCCATTATATTGTACTGCTGGCGCTAAAATATATTAGAATGGGATGTCGTCATTTGGAGATGCCGCTGTGTTTCCCGGTTGTGAATTATCCTGCCCCGGCATATTAAACGCCGGTGTCGGCGCTGGAGGAGGTGCTGGCTCGCCGGATCGCGGTGGATATTGTGTAGCATTGCCGTATGTACTACCACCGTTTTTTTGACCAGCTAAATCATTTACTGCCTCGACACGATCTGCGATGACACGGAATGATTTTTTTTGTTCGCCGGTCTTTTTGTCTTGCCATTCATCTATTGCGAGCCGGCCGTCAATTACTACTTTGGAACCCTTCTGTAAATATCTATTACAGAAATCGGCGGTCTTGTCAAATGCCGTGACATTGGCCCAACTGGACTTTTCGCTTCTGTAGCTCTCGTTCCAAGCTACTGAAAAATTAGAAATCTGTAATCCCTGTGCAGTGGATTGCGCTACCGGGTCTTTTCCTAGGTTTCCAAAAAGCATAACTCTAAAAAAGCTCATCTTTTCCCCCTTTTGTTAATTTCAACTCATCTATTCGGTTGCACTCTTTGCTGTTAACTTTAATATATACTCAAAAACCATTTTGTCAAGGTGTAATAACAATATAGTTTATGTTTATTTGTCTTTTTTTTTATGTTGACAAAAAAAACATTATCGAAAGGCAGTTTCGCGATGGGCTGCCACTAAGATAACGGGCGCGATGCCCATTAAGGAGCAACGAGATATGGCTATTGATTTCATTATCGAAAAACTGGATGCAGTAGATGACGCAATGCGTTCTCACTACAAAGAGGTAGACGGCAAGTATGTATTGGATATAACGGGAGCGATTCCCAAATCCGAATACGACACTAAGCTGGCTGAATTGGAAACCGTGCAGAAGTTGGCAAGGTCACCAGAGGGCAAGACCTACAAGGAAATGTTTGAGGGTGCTCAAAACGCCAACAAAGCTATCCGTCAGGAACGTGATGGGTATAAGACGGAAATTGGCAAATGGTCAGAATTTACAGATGTTGCTTCCATTCATGCGATGCAAGATGAGCTTGACGCATTGAAGGCCGAAGGCAAGAAGCTCACCGACGTACAGCAACAGCGCAACGATTTGCTCAAGGCGAACCGAGAATACCGTGATCGCGAAAACTTACTCAAGAACAAGGAGCAAGAGCTTATGGCGGCAAACCAAGAGCTGCTAGAGTTTAAGACCGCGACACAGCGTAAGCTGGATGCGGCCGATGCAGAATCGCAGATTGGCGAAGTCGTTGATGCTTTCAAAGAAGCCAATCACAAAGCGCTTAAACGCAACCTGGTTGATCGTTATCGTGCAGGGGACCTTGTGCGAGACGAAACAGGCAAGCTAGTCACGAACGACGGCACACAAAGTCTTTTGGACTATGCCAAAGAAACAATGGAAGCATATAACCTCTTTAATCCAAGCTCCCCCGGCAGGGCTAATCCTCCCAGCGGTGCGATACCGCCATCGTCGGCCCGTAAAACTACAATCGAAACCCTACAAGGAATGTTTGGCCCGAATACTGGCGCATAACCATATTTTTGCCATCACGTTTTAACCCTTAGTCATTAAAGGAGTAATCAATTATGGCGAATACTATCTATGAAATCAGCATGTCCTATGCTGACAAACAAGAGCTGATCGTTGATCCGTTTTTCAAGGAAACCCCACTTTTCAATTCTATGGTCTGCATTGAGGCCAGTAAGGGCAATATGAACATCTTTGAAAAAATCAAAGATGTCAGCATCCCGGAACTTGTGGATTACGATTCTCCGTTGCCGTTGGTATCTGCCAGCACAGAGCTGGGATATGCGAAAATCGGCAAGGTCGGTGGGCGTATCAATCTCCCGCTTGACAAATGCAAGTTGCTTGGCCGTGAGAATATCCTCGCGAAACAGCTTCCGTATATCCTGAATCGCACAGGTCAGGCATTTGACGTGAGTTATATGTACAACTCTCTAAAGGCGTTTTGCCTGGACAATAAGAGTGAGTGCATGACCCGTATCGGCACTACAGGCAGCGCTTTTTACTCAATGATCGGCGTAAGCTGGTCGGAGGGCGAAAACTGCGGTTTGTACCAGCCGGCCTTGAGTGGACAGAAGATGTTTGACATCTATCCCATCGGTGGTGGTCAGATTATCGACATCAAAGATTCCGATGGTAACGTCTTTGCGGGCTATGCAATGGAAATTGTGATGTTCATGGGCGTTCAGTTGCCGCGTACCGACCGGATTCATCTGATCGCAAACTGTAACAGCTCCAACGTTCCCACTTATCAGCAGTTGCTTGATTTTGTGGATGAGTTTGGTGGCTATCGCCCGAACAGCGCGATTTATTGCCATCCTACGATGCGTAACATCATTGCATCAAACTACCAGAAAGAAGCCGGACACGCCGACCTGATTACAGTTGACAATACGGGTCTGATGCGGATTTCTGGTTGCCCGATCATTGTTGATGACAATATGTATAAGGGCACCGAGACACTCGTAGAAGCCTAATATGTGTGAGCAGCCGGGCCTTTTAAGCCCGGTCTGTTTAGTTGTTTTTTAACCCTTCTTAATAGGAGTATCATTATGGGACTTGATATTAAAACTAATGCTGTAGGTGGCGCAGATTATAAATTGCGCTTTCACGAGGATGGTGCGTTTTTTGCGCAGTCCCTCCCCACTGCCTCTGGAACCGTGTATAGCGATGCACAAGACCTGGGTGAGACGCTCTCCGGTGTCTGTATTCGCGCGTATGCTGCCGAGGCTATTACTGGTGCCAGTGCATCGTCTGTGGCCACTTTCGCACTGTTGGCTGGCGATACCAAGACTGCTGCCGGCACTGACACTGGCTCGTGGTCCACTGTGGTTTCTGCCAAGGCTACCGGTACTGCATTGTATGCTGCGGAAGCCGAGATTTTGAACTATATCCCCGCTCCGGGGGATAGCAAGAAATACTACATGGCTGCTGCCACCGTGGACGGTACCGGGTTTGGCGGTTCGATTACGGTCTACAACGACTTGATACCGGGTCGTTAATCGCATGGTTGTTTTGGGAACGGCTTTTGTCCTTTTGCCGTTCCTGGGGCCGGCGGTAGTATCCTCGCACTGCCGACGGCCTCTTTTCCACAGCGGGGCAGTGAAATTTTTGCGAGGAATTTCATAATGTCAGAAAATACTAATTTACCTACCGGGCAAGGGGTGCAGTCTCATCCCGCGCCCGTTTCTGTTTCTACACCTGACGACATAGAGCGTCGTTTAGGCGAGATGTACCGTAGGCTAAATTTGCACTTAGAGCCGTCTATTCCGGGTCCAGATGGCATTACCTTCGACTTTAATCTAGGGGTGCGTGTAAAAATTCCTTATGGTACTAACCGTCGATACCGTGTACAGTATTGGGATTCTAATAGTGATCGTTTAATGTTCAACGGTTGTCTGAAAGCGGGTGAACGTCTGCAATCGACACAGCGATTTTACAGGAATATCTTATTGCGTATTTCTGATGAGGATACGCAGAAGGTCTTGCTATTGCACAAAATGGAACTCAAAGATCGTATTGTGATTGTCCATTTGCCAGTTGAGACGATTGGTGATACGATTGGGTGGTTCCACGCGATTGAGTTATTCAGGGAAAAGCACCAATGTAAGTTATTTGTGGCGATGTCTGACAAAATACGTCCTTTATTTGAAAGCGTATATCCAGAAATAAATTTTATTTATCGTGAGGAAATGTTATCCATTCATTCTTATGCGCATTATGAATTAGGAGTGAAATTTGACGGTTCTTCTGATATTCTTCCTTATGACTGGCGCATGTCTCCGTTGCATTGGGTTGGCGCAAACATACTTGGCATTGATCCGCACACAATAGATAATGTGCCTCCGAAAATTGCATACGATACGACTAATCGCATAATCAATAAACCATACGTCTGTATTGGCTCTTTAGCATCTGGTGGCTGTAAACTATGGCTAAATCCTTACGGCTGGGATACCGTAGTGGATTTTTTGAAGCGTTGCGGTTATCGTGTGTTGGACATTGATGCTCAAAAGATATGTGGTACTGGCATTGCTTGGCAAAAGATACCATCCGGCGCAGAGGATTGGACTGGCATTGGTGACGGGAAAACGCTTTCTGACCGTGCTGCGCTAATACACCATGCTGATTTTTTTATTGGTTTAGGGAGTGGTCTTTCTTGGTTGGCTTGGGCGTGTCACAAGCCAGTTGTGTTGATTAGCGGTTTTTCGCAGCCATTTTGTGAGTTTTATACTCCATACCGGGTTATTGAGACTGGCGTTTGTCACGGATGCTTTAATGACCCTCAGTATTCGTTTGATGCAAGTGATTCGTTTTGGTGCCCGCGAAATAAAAACACAGACATGCATCTAATTTGTTCGCGTGCCATAACACCAGAATTGGTAATTAACAAGATTCGGCAAATCCCAGCATTTAAGCAGCACCTAGAAAACAATGGGATACGTATTGGAGATTCATTAAACTGTGAAATGACCGCCAAGCCTATGTCGTTTTCGATTCATCAAACAACCACAAAGGATGACATATCGGTTACTCAGACAGATGACCACAATACCACCAATTATGATAATGTGACGGTTTGTCGTGATGACAATGGCGTAACCGAAAATTCTAGCCCTATCCCTCTAACCATAGCTCCCGGTGATTTGCCCGTTAACCAGCTTAGTGACTTATTGGTGCAGGCGGGCAGCGAGCCGATAGCTACAGAAATTCCAACCATTAAGCAGGAACCAAACAATGAGTAAGGTTGAATATCATGCCTGCGGCGGCTGCCGCAAAGAGTTTTATTCCGATGAGGAATTTTACAACCATCCATGTATGAAAAAAAAGGGTGTGTCTAACGGCGACCCGCGTGGTCTTGCACGCAAGGCTTTACAGCAGGGGATGTTAAAGGACTTAACATCTAAGGGGCAGAAGCAGGACGTGTTATCCCATATCGCTAACGGCGGCAATTCAGACCCCGCTGTTTTGAGTGGCATATTAGATGCCAACGCAAACACAGACTCACGGTTACGTGCCACGCAGGAATTAAAAAAAATGAAACATGAATTAAGCGCTGCCGGCATTCAGTGCAACACGCTCAACGAGCAACAGACGCAGCAGATGTATCAGGACTACGTGAGCAAGCAACAAGAGCCAACCGACAATGAACCATCACCCGTATCTGCCAGCGGTACCCATCGTGTCCCAGGGCGTGGGCGCAAGGCGAAAAAACAAGGAATATAATCCATGAGTGATACTACTGTAAAACTTTGCTCCGTGGCATTTGGTGATGCTTTTTTAGGTGAGCATCGCTGGTCTGATAACTGGTCTGCTTCTGAGTCAGACGGCAAATCAGAGGCTCTTGTCCATGCCACTAATATCATTTTGCGCTTCTGTTCTTTTGTGGATAGTGACGGGGTAGATGTTACTTATGCACCGACCTCTGAGACAGATGAGTTGATTCCTGATTGGTTACGGCAAGCGTGCTGTTATGAGGCATTGTATTTTCTAGATTTGGATAATGACCCGTCTCGGCCATTTCCGTTGGGCATACTAGGTCTTATAAAAAGCGGCACAGAGTTGTTTGATCACGAATATGAGCCGCCGTTGTTTTCCGTAATGTGCCGGCGTGTCCTTGAATCCAATGGTGCATCAGTTGATGATCCTAATGCGGGTGGTACTGATTGGGGGCATAAACACTTTTTATGAGCTTGCGCCGCATTGGTCCATATTTATTATCTGATGACTTTGACCGGTTTTGGGAACTATTACAATCCCGAATGCCGGTCATTTATGCTTCTGCTAAAAAAGAATATAAGTTACTCCAGTGTACAATTCGCAATTTCAGCATTCAGCGATGGACAACTCGTAATAGGTTTTATGACGAACAGATTTACTTTCTTGATCCAGAAACACAATTTAATCCTGATATACAGCAGGCGGTCCCGCTGCTTGTAAATTATTCCCTGTCATTTAAGACTCCCGACAAATCGAGATATGTTTTGTGCAAACAACTGTGGGATGACGTAATTGCATCTTTTAGTTGTTGACAAAAACAGCCATATTAGAGATTTAATGCACACCATAAACAGGACTTAAAATGGCAAAAATAATTATTTTCCCCGGAGCTAATGGCGTTATTCCACCTGGCACAGCGGCCCAATGGCTTGAAACAGATGCCAATGGGCAGCGGATTATCTGTCGAAAATATAGTAATGGCAATGTTGAACGCACCCTTGCCCCGTCCCACGATGTAGGATTAGATGATTCTCCATATACGTCAATTTCTATCATTCCCGGTGATAACTATAACACTAGCACGGGCACTTTAGTACTTACCGGTGCGTATGTCATTGCAGGAATTGTCACGACTTCGGATGAGGATGATGCCAAGTTCATTCCCTCTGTGCCATATTCCGTATCTTTTGTCACTGACGAATCAGATGTCATTATAAACACAAGTGTCGCGATGCATGATTATCTGGCGCTGGCAAATATGGATGCAATGCCTGCGTCGGGATGGCTTGCCATTGTATCTGCAATCGCACAGGGGGGATGATGGCTGGACAAGTAAATCCATTAGCTCAAGTAGCCTACCAAGTAGCCAAAGGTGTGCGCAAAAACGCTGCGGTTATACAATATCGGCACAAGTACAATGATTTATTGACCGGTATTGTCGATGATATAATGTTTGAGCGTGACATTTATTTACGTGATCCAGATAACGCAGCGGACTGGCTTGTGTCGCAGGGTGCATATATAGCAGGCGACTTGCGTGCATATATACCTTATTTGTGTTTGAGCAAAACGAGAGAGGTATTAACGTCCGATCCTGTGGTAAAAAGTTCTAATGGTGATTTAACGCTTGATGACATAAGGCCGTGGCGCGAGACAACCGGTGGCATTGTTTGTGGTACTGATGCGGTGCTTTGGAATGGCGATTGTTATTCTATTATCCGCATTGAACCAGTAAACTTTTGGCATAGCCTCCCGTCGCAGTATCGAGTGACCTTGCGTCGCGTTGGGAGTGACTAATGCAGTTTAACAACACAAAGCGCGGGCGCACTTTTTATAAGAATATGTTAAATCGTCGTGCTTCTCGTGTTGTCGCTGCCGTGGCACAGGAGATATATAGCATCCAAGTGCCATCACGCGGACCGGAGGATAGTTTGCGTCCGTTGTGGTCTGGTTATTTCCGAGCGAACTGGAACGTGAACATTGGCACCCCCGATGATACTGTTTTTGGGAAACGCAAGAGTTGGCCTCCCCGCATGGAATATGTATCACAAATAAATTTAGACAAGGCCGCTCAAACCCTTACGGAGTTAGATGGGTATGGATTCAATCTTGCTGATTCTGTATATGTCACAAATCCAGTATGGTATGGGCCTCTTTTGTTACATGGCGTATTCAATGCTCAAACCGGTGCTCTTACACCAGGGCGTGATTTCATTGCATTGGCGACCGAACATATTAGAGAAAATCTTAGCTCCATTCTGGATGGTGTTTGCAAGCGAGAACGTAGAGATTAAGGACTGATAACCGTTATGATAAACACTGATAAAGTAAGATATGCTTTGCGTGAACGTCTCTTAAATGCTGGTATTATTACTAGCGACAATGATTTTCATGGTGAGAATCTGCCGTCGTTGACGATTAGCAATCAGCCATTCTGGATTGATGAATATTGGGGTGGCCATACGTCCCGCCCGTGGTCAGCTATGCGCCGACGCATAATGCTATGCTTAATGCGATATGACATTTATGTCCCAAAGGGTACTGGCACGCTGATGTTGTCAGAAAAACAATCTGCCATTGAGTTTGAATTTGACATACAAGATGATGACAAATGCAATGTTTTCGCTGATGGGCTAACAGTCGCGATATATCGTGTATCTGTGGGGGAGGACGTGGAGGATAAGAACTGGCGTATTAGGCCCGTGACGCTGTATTTACGATGCGCGGCCCATGCATAACACTACGTTGTTGACAAAAAAAACCTTAGTGTAATCGCGAGGATTTCATATTAACAACGTTGCCCTGTAGGGCAGAAGGAGATGATTTATGGCTTCAACTGGTATGGCCCTCAGTGGTAAATTCCATGTTAGCTGGAATGGTACCGAGATCGAACGTGTCGGCGACGCCGAACTCCCCGCGACTCTTGAAAATGAGGTTGTGGAATTGGTGTCCGACAAAGCGACCCGCAAAGAAGTCGTACCTAAGACCGGGTATGACGACACCACCGTTACTTTCCTGTTCAACCCAACGAAGTATGAAGACCTGATCAGTGCTAAGGAATCTGGTTCTTTGGGCACTTTGAGCTATTCTTGTAGCGCTACCGATGGCGGCGCCTTTACTGCAACGTATGATGCGAAGGTAATCAACGTCGGTGGTCCAAGTGGCGATGTGGAGGGTGTTATGGAGTCCTTTGAGGCTACATTCGGCATCATCAATCGCACGACTGCATCCGGTTCCCTCGGTACGCAGTCTTACAGCTAATTGGCTGACATAATGCCCGCATTGTTGATCAGCAATGCGGTGCCTTATGTGATTTGTGTGTGTTATTGTTAAAAAGCGAGGTGTATTGTTATGATTAAGACTAAAATTGACCTGTCAAAAATTCCGGCCAAAGAGCTTCCGCGCAAAAAAGTCACCGTTGATTTTGGCGATGGGGAGGCTGAATATTGGATTCGTGCGTTAGGTGATGCAGACCGGATGTGCATCCAGGTTCTGTATGGCACGGACAATGTTTTCCGTCCTAAAGACCTCTACGTCCTGTTGTTGAGTTGCGGTCTTGAAGTCATTAAAGGCGATCAGGACATTGCCAGATTACTTGTTGAACGCGCAACTATTCCGGCACAGACGGTGGGCAATGAGATTTATAGCCTGACCAACGATTTTTACGACTCCAAGGACCAAGAAGCGGAGCAAGCTGAAAAAAACTCGCAAGAGACAGCAGCGAATACCGAAGCCCAGGAAGTTACCCAGGCTTAATTCGCAATGCTGTTGCGATGCATGATATGTCTATGCTCGCGCCTATGTCTGTCAAGGATGTGATTTGGATAGAACGCGAGCGATATAATGCATCAGTTGAGAATAACAAAGAAACGGAGAACAAGTATAAGTTCGCCATTGAACGTTTTGAGGACTTGCAGCTTCTCTTGTTAGACATCCGTGAGGTTTCTAGAAATACGAATGTGTTTGTCAAGCTGGCTGCGTTGAAAGACAGTAAACGACCGCCACGCATTAAGCCCATCAAGGTCGAGGATTTGCCATCTGAAATTGTATCGCGTCGTAAGCGTAAAATTCAGAAACAAAAAGAGGAACAACAGAAGAAGGCCGCCGACATTCAGCGTGAAGAGAATGATCTAGTAGCCCGTTGCGTTGCCGCGTTAGCCAAAGAGAAAGAGCGTGAGCGCAGTAAAAAAGCCAAGCAAGTCATGGCCCCAAAACATAATTCTGATGTTCCGCTTGTTGATCAGGTAAAGACTTAGTTTCTTGTTTCCATAGTGTGAGCGGGTAGAGCTGGTGCTCCGGCAAGGTTCATATCCTTGTTTTGGTAGATTCGATTTCTACACCCGCCACCATTTTTTGCAGTTTTAGGCAATGGTGTTGATCTATGGCCACCTCTACATACTCTACAATTATTCGTCCGTGTACAGGGAACAACGAAGATGGTTGTCGTGAGCCGTCATTTACTGCATGGGATAACTCTGTTTCTGTAAGTGATGGTGTGGCTACCATTATTCGCAAGTACAATTTTACATTAGACGACTCCAATTCGTCATCCCTAATGCCTCGTGAAGTATGTCCAGCGGAAGTATTCAATTCAAGCGGTTTTCCAATGATGGGACATCGGCTACCGGAGGATACTCGTTATCGTTATTACGGTCAAGGGTCTATTGAGCACTTTCGCGATGATTCTCATTTCTGGACTTACGCCGCTGAATATAAGATGCTAAAGAATAGCGATGATGACGATGCGGAAAGCACGCCACCGTGGGACAAACGTCCGACCAATGTCTCCATTTCGTTTCCAGAAGTAGTAACTAAATTTACGGCTGCTTTTAATAGCAATAACAATCGTTTTTATACTCAAAGCGATGGTACCAGGGTAACGTTAAAGCCGATTGTCAATTCGGCAGATGATCCCATTGAGGCAGAGACACAAAAACATTATGTACAGTTGTCTTTTACCTACTGCTTAGAGCCAAAAAATTTTGATATTACCGACTTTATCGAACTGATAAATACTGTTAATCGTGATACCATTAAGGTCTGTGGCTTAACTTTTCTGCCTGAAAGTGCATTGATTGTGAGTGCGCAGCCGCAATATCATCGTGAGACCAGCGATTCTACGCGAAAGCGGGAATGGGAGTGGTGGGAAATCAATATCGTTATTCAGACCGATCCGTTTCGGGATAAATTTAGGCAGTCGCTATTGGACGTTGGTAATCGGGCCAAGTGGCCTATTTTGGGTGTCAGCAATTCCGGGATGACATATACCAAAGGGACCACCCTAACGGACTACGCTTCTCAAATTTACCGCTGGCAGACATTTCCTGACTCGGATGGTCAAAACAGTATTTATAGTAAGTATGCCATTGGTAATAAATATCACTTGGCAAAAGCAAAAGAGATTTATGAGCGTCGTGCTGACATTACGAATCCGGCGGCGTTTCAGTTTGAAAAATTTGACAACTGCCCGCTAAAGAACGGGGTTGTTTTTGTTGATGCATTACTGCCTTCATCTCCTGAATATCAGCGATATAGGGTATTGAAATATCAAGAGCATAAGATTAAGTCGTGGTCGTCGTTAAACATGCCGACCAGAGGCGTGGATTGGTAATCTATGGTTTTTAACAATGGTGAAAAGGTTCAATGGATAGCACTATTAAGATGTTGGGATATACCAAAGAGTTGGGGGCAATGCTTAAACATGTTAAAAATCACATGCCGGCAACTCATCAGCATACAAGTTATCCTGGCAGCGACGATGAAATATCCGATGATACAACCGTTCGTGTAGAAAATTATTATACTGGTTATTTTTCTCTGCGTGTCGTTAACCAACAAAGCGATGAATACGATAGTGAAGGTAACACTACCACCGTTACCAAAAGTTATTTTGTTGTATGCGATGGTGGCAGTTGGGATGACACTACTCAAACAAGTTCCCCGTCAAAATGTAAATGGCACGGTCATTTAATTGACGTACCTTGTATTTTTTCTGAACAGGATATTGACAGCCTAGGAGCAGAATGGTTTGCTGGTACGTCTGACAACACCATTAGGGTAACGCGCGAAGTAAGACTTTTTGTGCATCACTTGTATCGTACTGGATGGATTAAATTCGTTCCTGATGACATTACCGAGTATAATAACAGTGTTATTTCGTGTGCGTCGTCGTTCAGCACTATGTTGATTGGGCAGGTTGCCATTAGTCGCAATGTTATATCTTCCACCACCGAGACAGAAGAAGGTGATGCGGTGGTTACACAGGAATATACTTATTCTGGCTCCGTAATTGCCAATATGAATTTTCCAATCCTATTTTTACAGCAGCTTGCTGCCACTGGTGGCATTACCAATTTTAATTTAACCGTTTCCAATGACTATCCCGAATTGACCAACGCGTATGGATATGGCGGTAATTATTCAATTATCATGGATATTGCGGACCAACCCAGCAACGCAAAGTTTAATAGCACTTTGTTCACGCATAATTTACGTGTGAGAATTGTTAAGCCTAACTATATTTTGACTGGTGATGCACTGAAAGAACCATTAGATTTTTATGTTAATAACAAGGCGTTTAGTTTACCTCCAGCATATTTAACATTGCCCACGACAAGCCCCCCTGCCGAGGGCGGTGATGTAACATCCATACCAGTTGTTGCCCTTAAATACACTCGTGCCACCTTGTCGGACACATCTACAACGCCTCAAACAGATGGGTTATCCGCTACATTAGAATTTGCGGTATATGACAGCGTCGCGGCTATGCAGGCTGATGTAAGTTATGATAATGCAATTATGGCATTAGGCACATATTCTATCGTCACCAATACAATAGCCGTGGATGAGGGTGTTCCCTCCGTGACAACCATTACGTCTATCTCAGACACTGACACTACCGGTCAAACAAACATTCTGTTATATTATCAATGCGTTTCTGGATAGCTCACCAATAAATAGTATGTCGGAATTAGCAACACAGAATAAAGACTATGGAGCACAAGGCGTCCTTCCAATACCGCTAGGGGTGTACGGCGAGATACTACATCCTGTATCAGACGATAAAGCCATAATATATCCATTAGATTCAACCACCGATACGGAATATCCACCTTATTATCGCAATAACATCGACCCACGCTATAATATTTTGCGGCTGTGTTGTGGTGGGGAATGGGGGAGTCTGACATTTCCGAGTATTAGTTATAATTCAAATTGGACGCCAGAAACCGATGTAAACATTCTGCCTCAAGACGAAGATGAAAGTGATCGTGGTTATGCTACTCGTCTTCTGGCTAACAAAAGCAAGCAGGAACTATGTATTGTTGAATACCAGAAGATTGAACGCGTATTAAACTTTTATTGCGATTCAGTAGAATGGGACGGGAATTATGCTACTATGGATCGCAGTGGTGATGGCAGCGTTAGCAACCCCTGGCGCAACGTACAGTACGCAATTTTTCAGTTACGGAACTCCTGTCTAATATATGATTATACTGGATTCTATAGTTTTACCTGTAGTACAACATTATGTTTTCAAAATGTATGTCTGCGTGTTAAAGGCACTGTGAATTATCGCATTGCTTCATATTATATTTCATCTGTTGACGGTTCTATTTATAGTAGTTCAGTGTATGGTGGCAATAGGCTTATATTGACATCTTGGGATGATGGTTCTCCTTTTGAAATAAATGTGACTATGGACAACAGTGGTTCTGCCATTAGTATGTGTAATTGCATGTTGTTCAATTGCCAACTAAACATTACCATAACCGATCCAAACCCATCAGCTACCGGATACCTAACAATACGTGGCGTGGGGATTGCACCTAGTTATCCCTATACATATTACAATTCGCTATGTTGGAATTGCTCAATATCAATCACCGGGCAATCTTCCCGATCTATTGTTAGTTGTTTTGGTAACACTACATCATTACTCAACTGTTCAGCGAGTGTATCGGGTGAGTTTGGGTCTATGACTATCTCTGATGGTACATATTGTATAAACATGTTCAATGATATACGTATATTAACGAAAGGGTTAAATTATGTAAATACAAAAGGTTGGAGAGGTGTAAATGCAAATTATGTTTATAATCTTGAAGTCCAAGCTGCTATTACTGACTTTGATTATGACAGTTCTTTTGTGTCCTCCGACTATGCATCGAATGTCACGATCAATGCATTAACATCATCGTCATATTATTGTTCTCTTCTTGCACTACAATATGAATACGCGGTCAACTGCAATGTTAACATCACGACGACACTAGAAAACACAACAAATAATACGGCAACGCTATATGCTATGTACGATAAGCACATGAATGCTGACAGTTATTCTTATTATGATTCTATACCCAGGATTCTTAATGTTTATAATTGCCATGTTGTAGTCTCGGTTGATGCCGAAAATTATATGAAAGATATGAGCATAACAGGGCTAAGTGGTTTGGCAACCAAGGGCTGTAGTGTATCTCTAAGTTCTATTGGAGGAGGCAATGTTCGTGTGTGTGGCATGAAAGGGAAAAGCATTGACAACACTTCTATATCGGTTAACGTTAAATCCACCTATGGTGACACGTATGGAATTGGAGCGCAAGCCGATGCGTATGATAGTGATATTAGTGTTACGTCGGTTAATTGCAATAAAACAGCATGTAGCCTTAGTTCCATATACACTCTATCAGGATGCCATGCTTATGCGCTGGCGCTGGAGGGCTATTCCGCCACACGCTGTAAGATAACCGCTATTGCCGAATCACTAGGGACCTACTGTGAAGGTGAAAAAAACAATTACAGTGGCTTTTGGTATCCTACTTATGACCTCCCTTGGGGAAGTGTCGCCGTGTCTGTTGGTTGTTACTATGCACTTGAATGTAATGTCGATGTTTCGGCCTACGCTAGCTACTGGGCGCAAGCCGCTGCCGTGTCAAATAATGCGATTGCTTCGCAAGTTTCGGCAGTTGCCGTATCTTTGAATTACGGTGCTGCCGCATACGGCGTTGGATCAACGCCAGTTCAAGACAATGCGGGGACAACAGCAACAGCTAGCGTGGTGGTGAAAAATTTTGATACTGGCAAGCATATATACATTATACAGCATCCATTTTCTGATACAGGTTATAATTATTACAGACGCATGATGTACGTCAGCTTTTATAAATCCTTCTTATTAGCTTGGCAGGTAACAGACTCGCGCAATACCCCTAGTACTTGTCTAGTGCGTATTTCCGGTTCCGACGACGATTGGGACAAACTGATTTTAGAAGAACACCTTAATATGTGTTAAAGTTGATTTTTGATAAATACGAAAGGGAATTACAATGGAACGACCGAATGCTATATCTAATAAGAAGTTTGGACTGGCTGTTTCGCCCATGTCGCAAAGCACCGCACCCCCAGCTAGCGATGAATTTTATCGCACAATGCGCGAAAATATGCGTAACGAGCAGGAACAAGGGTGGTTGCGCCAACAGCAGGAGGATGCAACGCGCGCAAAGTGCCCAACCTGCAAGCAGACTAGGTTAGACGCTCAGATGACAGCCGAACTGGATGCCGGCATCGCGGGATGGATTAGGACATCTAACGCCACACAGCTTGATTCTTGCATACTGTGTGTGGAAAAACACGTAGGGCGGGCACTGGTGGCATACGACGAGTTGTGTTCTACTGATAACTCCGGCACAAATACAGGCGACGCAGCCATAAATCCATACAAGGCCCGCTTACTGGTCATTGGGCATCTAGGACATGCCATTGAGGAATCATACGAATATACGGACTTGCACACCCTACTGCAAGACAACGAACGGGCTTTTCGTTATTCCTGCAAAGCACCGGAATGGGCAAAAATAACAGACCTAATGAGTGCTGTAAAAGCCAAAAGTGGGCAGTAGCCTTGTCAAGCCCGATTATATCATTAAAGGCAAGATTGATTTAATCAAAGACGATAACCCCTAACCACACATACTACAATGGCTGAACAACACGAACAATTAACTTTTGAATTTGACCAGCGTCCAACTATCAAAGGATTTCCAGAACTCCGCTGGGCGGGCAAGCGCCCCTATCGCTCCACACAATATTTCCCAGCACAGCTCCGTGAACAATACGAAATTGCTGACGAGAACGGCTGGATTAACAAGATATTCTGGGGTGACAATCTTCAAGTAATGAGCCACCTTATGAAAGATTTCCGTGGTAAAGTGGACTTGATTTACATTGACCCTCCTTTTGATTCAAAAGCCGACTACAAGAAGAAGATTAAACTCAAGGGTATTGGACAAACTGAAAGAGATGCAACTGCCTTTGAAGAAAAGCAGTATGGCGATATTTGGATGAATGACGAATATTTACAATTCATGTACGAGAGGATAATTTTATGCAAAGAACTTTTGACTGATTCAGGGGTTCTTTATCTTCATTGTGACTGGCATAAAGTTCACTATCTACGGCATATTTTGGATGAAATATTCGGCATTAAAAATTTTAGGAATGAAATTATTTGGTCATATTCTACCCTCGGAAGACCTGTTGATAGATTTGCAATGAAACATGACAATATTCTTTGCTATGGGAAGACTGCTGTTTCTTTCTTCAATGTTGAAGAAGCAAAAATGCCATACACACAAGAATATAGAGACTCTCATTTTAGAGATGTTGACGAGCAAGGACGCAAATGCAGAAGACGCCTCGATGCCGGAAAGTGGCGTACTTATTATCCTGATGAGGGAATGATTCCAAATGATGTGTGGGGCATTGCATACGAAAATTCGATGTCGAAAAATCGTGTGGATTATCCAACACAGAAGCCAGAAGCTCTCCTTGAGAGAATTATTAAATCTTCAACCAAGTCCGGTGATCTTGTTTTTGACTGTTTTATGGGGGCAGGGACAACACAGGCTGTAGCGTTGAAACTTGGTCGTCGCTACATTGGGGCTGACATCAACCTTGGGGCGATTCAGACCACCACAAAACGCTTGCTTGGCATAATGAAAGAGCAGAAAAAGCAAATCCCTGGGATAGACGGGGCACCAGCCAAGCCAGCAGGATTTGAAGTCTATAACGTGAACAACTACGACTTCTTCCGCAACCCAATCGAAGCCAGAGACCTGATAATACAAGCCCTTGAAATCCAGCCATTCCCGCAAAGTCAGCTATGGGATGGTGAATTGTATGGTAGAATGGTCAAGATTATGCCCGTGAACCGCATTGCCACCAAGGCTGATTTAGAAGAAATCAAGGCGAATCTCCCCTACAAAGCCTATGAAAAACGCAAGGAAGAACACCCCAAACAGCCTGTTGAGCATATCACCATCGTTTGTATGGGACACGAACCAGACTTGAAAGCGGGTTTAGACCCAGATTCCGTTAGTGGCTTCAAATTGGACGTAGAAATTTGCGACATTCTTCGGGATAAGAAAGACTTGCAACTCAAGCGGGAAGCCGAAGCCGACATTGTGCGTGAAGGCAACAAGTTGATTATCCATGCATTCTACCCAATGAACCTTTTGCAAAAAATGTCTGTCCAAAAAGAAACTGTGGAAGATTGGCGGCAATTGGCTGAATCTGTGATGATTGATTGGAACTACGACGGCGCATTACTACAACCGACCATTACCGATATTCCAGAGAAGGGCAAACTTGTCAAAGGAGAATACGAGATACCAGCCGAAGCTGGCACAATCAAGGTCAAGATAACCGACTTGCTTTCGGAATCGCTGGAAAAGGAGGTGTAGGACTTATGGCAGGACGCAAAGCCAAACAAGCCTCTATGCTCCCAGCATACGACGAGTTGTGTTCTACTGATAACTCCGGCACAAATACAGGCGACGCAGCCATAAATCCATACAAGGCCCGCTTTCTGGTCATTGGACATCTAGGACATGCCATTGAGGAATCATACGAATATACGGACTTGCACACCTTACTGCAAGACAACGAACGGGCTTTTCGTTATTCCTGCAAAGCACCGGAATGGGCAAAAATAACAGACCTAATGAGTGCTGTAAAAGCCAAAAGTGGGCAGTAGCCTTTCTCTCTCCGGCAATAATTTGTTACATACATTCTTACATACATATAAATGTCTTATTGTTACGTATTTAGCAATTTTTCCTAGGAAAAATGGTGGAGACGCCGGGATATACTCCCGATTTTCTGCGGAGAAACTGGCTCTTACATACATATTTACATACATATTTACATACGTTTAATATGGCTGTTTTTTCTCTTGTGACGCGGCTTTTAAGCCCAAACCAGGTAAAGTTAATATCTGTTTGGCCGTTGTCGTGTCGTGAGAATACAAATCAGTCATATCATCTGATACGTGCCCTACTATCCCCCTTGTAGCGCGTCGATCTATCCCCGCTTCATCACAACGCGTAATGAATGAACTGCGGATAGAATGAAATCCTACTTTGCCATTTGCATCACTATGAATGTTCTGTTTTTCAAGTGCATCTTGAAACAGCTTTGATTTTCTTCCACATGTAAAAACAGAGACTATCGGTTGATTTAGCCCGGATGGTCTAGGCAAGTTGTTGAGCCAGGACCACAACTCATCATGCAGTGGTATTTGTACTGCACGATGAAAACGGGCGGTCTTTCCCGGCACAATAGTGGCCGTTCTAGCCTCTTGATCAATATGCGACCACGCTAGTCGCCAGCAAGTCTCAAGCCGCAAGCCTGTGTGCCATGACATCAGCGACAACGTTTTCCACGGCTCGCGAACGTCATTGAATACAAGCATAAACTCATCCTGTGTCAATGGCCGGTAATGCTTTACATCTGATACTTGTGCCGAAAGAATGACATCAAATGGCGAACTAGTCAACCCCGCTTCTACTAATATTAGCTTAAAAATAATATTAAGCATCGTCCTGTTATTGTTGAATGATTTGCCATTCCCATTGCCATAATGTTGATTGAGATAATCTAGGCACATCTTAGGCGTAACTTCGTTAGCATAATTAACCCCGGACCATTCCCAAAATTTCAAGAATCCGGAGATATGCTCTTTCGATAGCTTCCTGCGCTTGGTTGCTGTTTCTATAACACTAGACATAGGAAATAACATCCCTCCGTTCGCACTTGTCTGCGTATGCTTGGCATTTGCGGGCATAGATGCCCTATTGGGTGCCGCCGACAACGAAACGGTGGGATTGCGCGGTTCTGTGCCCACATTGGCATTGCCGCCTAAGCTAGAAGTTATTTTTTGCAGCGATAACACAAACCGTGCGCTTCGCACGGCTCGCATGACAGCTTTTGCCCGCAATTCGGCTATCTTCTCACTGTCTGTTTTAAGCGCTCGCGTACAGATTTTGCCATCCATTCCACGGTAATAAACATAGTATAGATCATGTATTTTTCTGATAGCCATAGCTATTTTCCCAACGCTTTAACTTTCTTTAGTATCTCTTTCGTGGCATCCGCTTTAATTTCTCTGAGTTATTTTTTTGCTTCGTCTAATGCATTTTGCGCTTCTATGTACGCTTTGGACGGTTCTCTGCCCATGATCTCTTGAACGTTGCGTAGGATTTCCAGAAGGTACTCAGATTGTGAACTCGATGCAAAAAGGTCCCTCTGTGCGTCTTCAATTTTCTCTTGTGATGCTTTGTTTCGTTTTAATTCTTTTAGGTGATTATATGATGTTTTCAGATCCCATGTTGCAGCCATTAGGCTTAGCTCTAGCTGGGTATCACTCTCCTTTGCACTTTTTATACGCTCTTTGATGGCTTCTTGGTAATCATCCAGTCCCCTGCCACGTTCCTTAATTCCATCTACGTCGGCAATTCGGTTTGCAATTCCCGCCATTGGCCCGCCGTTTTTGGTTTTATATGTGAGGTTAGCCCATGTTGTGAAAGCGATGACCGTAATAACAGCCAATCCACACCAAGTAACAAAAATTTTTCTTTTGTGTTTCAAAGAGCGTAGTTTAATAGGAGCGTGTGCCGCAACATGGGATTCTTCCTCGCTGTTTTTAAGCAGAGTACCGCAATGCATACAACGCAATGCGCCTTCTTCTACAAGTTGTCCGCAGTTTTTGCATAGGGTTTCACTCATGACTTATTCTCCTTATTGTTACTATCCAGATACTTCTTCCAGAATAGGTCGTCGTCCCTTTCTTTGCCATTGTGTTGTTGCGTTTCGTTCCGTATGGACTGAATTACTCTTAGCATTAGCTTAATGCCCTGCGGCCCGCGTTTTGGGATTATTAAGTTTTGCGATTCGTCGTTGACCAGCGACACCAACATGAAGTCGTCGTCTCGTTCGATGAATGTTCTGGCGAGAATATTACCATTATCCATTAAGACAATCACTGTATCACCAGTGGCAATACAGGCTCCAGGGCGGCTAAGCAAGTATGAATTTATGGGGAATGGAGGTGACAAAAAGCCATCTGTCACCACAATAACAATATCTCCGTCTTTGCCTGCCGGGAATGATATGTGGGTCATGCTGTGGTCGTGCGCCCACAAAACAATAGACATGTACGGCTGGAATGTATCTGCTAATTGCTTATCTTCAATAGCAGAGAATGATTGTGTGACGACATTAACGTGCGAAGGAGGACGCAAATCCGGGATTTCAATCCCGATGATTGAAATAATACCAAAACGGTTTTTGCTGTTAATCGACTTGCCTTTTTTCCAATTAGTCCATGTATTCTGCGTAACATTCAGCTCTTTACACATTTCTTTAGCTGTAATTCCCTTCCCATAACAGTGTCTTTCAAGAGCAGCAAATAAATCTTGGTCTGACATATTAAACATAACATCACCTCCTTTGTTAATCACAATGAATGTTATTGTTCCCTTGACTCTTACATACAATAACACCCGAAATATGTATTACAAGCGACGCTTTGTTTTTTTTTGATTTTTTGTTACTTTTTGTTGCAATACCGCTTGACATCCTGGGTTTTGTAAATATAGTATGATTGATTTAGTTGGATAGCTTTTGATTTATTAGCTAATCTTAATTGTATTCACAAAACAACAAAGGATGAAGTAGAAATGCGCAAAAAAAGGAATACCCGATTCCAGCCCTTTATTGATGATCCTAATTGGAAAATACGCGATACCATTGAAGGTTTGCACCAGACACTAGGTCGTACTAAAAAATCTTTAGTCCGAGACATATTTGTATTAGGATTAAATATGTTTGAAGAAGAATTTACACGTCTTGCTGCTGCTGCAAAACAGAATCCCAATGGACTTGGTACACTTACATCATTATATTACAATGGCATTAAAGTAAATTGTACTACCAGCGAAGCGCAAGGGAATCCCAATGAGACATCATCTAAGGCTACTCTGCAAGACATTTAAGCGCCCTGCTATGGGTTATATAGCGCTGGCTGTGTTTAGTGCTGTTTGGATATTGATTAACCTTGTGCTTATGGTTGGTGTTATTGTTGGTATTTGGCAGATATTTATTGATTAAAAAACAGGGGAAAACATTGAAATATCAACGTCTTTCTGTACGTGAAAAAGAAGTATGGAGCAAGGCTTATGCTGATGGTATGGATATTTCTTATTTGGACGGCAAGGCATTTGCCCGTGATTGCATCAACGGCGGCAAGGTGAAGGCTGATAGCTGGATATGTGAGAATTGCAATCCCGCCTGGGCACGGGGATATATGGATGTATATGATGCTTATGCTTCGGCTTGTAGTGCGGGATTGGTCGTTAATGAAAAACCATCCTCCGACATATAATGAAATAAAAGGATAAGGGTTATGTCAAGAAAAAACAAAAAACAACGTCGCACGTCAGAACAATACAACAAGCCATTAAGAGGTGTATTCATTACACAACGTGCATACCTATCATTAGTGCGTAAAATTGCCATTCTTGAAGAACGACTAACGCTAAAGTCGGCCGACTTTGAAACTCTGGTTACTATGTATCAAGAACAAGATGAATTGTTGTCGCAAATAGAAAATACTCTCTAATCTAAACAAAGGAACAACCATGTCTAATCAGCAACTCCCCGCCATTAACCAAAACAATAACCAAGGAACCTCGATTGTACCATCCAGGCTCGTTCAATCCATGTCGGCAGAATGGGCAAAGGTCCTGCCCAAGTGCTGTACGCCTGAGCGTTTTGCCCGCGTAGCCTTATCTTGTATTAACAAAAATCCCACGTTGGCTACGGCATTACAAACATCACAGGGTCAGACTAGCCTTCTTTCTGCTTTTATGACATGTGCCGAGTTTGGGTTGGAACCGAATGGCAGACAAGCGCACTTGATCCCATACCGGGATAACCGGAATGGTGGTTATCAGGTCCAGTTAATCTTTGACTACAAAGGCATCGTGGAGTTGGTACGCAGATCGGGATTGGCCAAGCGTATCTATGCATCTGGAGTTTGCGAAAATGACATATTTGAATACAACAAGGGTGAGATTATAACACACACCATCCGGTTTAACAAGCCACGGGGCGAAGCGTATGCTTTTTACGCCGAGGTCACATTTAACGACGGCAGTGTTCAGTCTGATGTAATGAGTAAGTTTGAAATAGACGCCATCCGCAATCGCTCAAAGTCTGCTAATAACGGGCCGTGGGTTACAGATTATTCAGAAATGGCGAAAAAAACTGTATTCAAACGGCTTTCCAAGTGGTTGCCTCTTTCTCCAGAGGTTAAAGATGCCATTGACTACGATAACGACAATGAATTTGGCGACATTCGCGAATTTATTGCCGAACAACGGCAGGCTAACAGTCGGTTTTCGATGATTGGTGGCAGCGAGGTGCGTTCTCTCAATGCCGCATTAACGCAGAAAAAATCAAATGAAGACGACATCCCTTATAACGATGCACCACCGGTCTCCGATGCTAATGCCGGGGCATCCAACAATAATGATGCAGTACCGCGTAACGATAGCAGTACCCAGGTATGTCCATTAGGCAAAGCATTGATAGCCGCCAAAGCACCAGTTACTGTCAGTGACGTAATGGAATATTGCGAGGCAACGGGGGAACCATATCGGCCCGACGCAATGTGCAAAGACGTAAAAGGCATTGTACAGGATGTTCTCAACTGGCAAGATAGCGCGCGGACTCAGAAGTAACAGTAGACAAAATATACTTGCGGTATCTGGCCGTGTGCCAGTACCGCTGGTAACAATTAACCCACAAAAAAAGGCAAAAACAATGGATACACACATTAACTATCCAGTTAAAGTGACAGACGCTTCATTCATTTGCGACACTGTTAGAATAGAAATCAACGCCAATACATCTGTGGTGTTTGCGCATATCCTACAAAAGCTCACTAATATGATTACACAAAAGCAGGACAAGCACGATGGCAAATATTGGGTGTGCGGTACATACAATTCACTAGCAGGAAAAATCAAGGGGATTACCGGCTCGCAAGTTCGCACCAGCATATCTAAATTGATTCAAGCGGGATACCTTATCACCGGCCATTTTTCACATGGAGAAGACCGTGTTATTTGGTACACCCTGGGGCCAAAAGGTGCAGAAATATATCTGCGTTCTGATTGGGAAGATTACGGAACGTACTTTACCGTCGCCAAGACAACTACTATGCCAGACTTTACTAGTGTCTCCGTTGCAGCCACAACCAACATTCATCAATCAAGATAGGGATAATCATATAATGCAATCATCTTGTACAGTAGGAAACAAACACCATCCATTCGGTCCTAGTTCTTTAGAGCGACGCGGATTATGCCGATTGTCATACCACGAGGAAAAAGACCTAGATGAAGTCAAAAGTGAGTTCGCTGATGCTGGCATAGAATCGCATCATCAAATTGCAGAGTTAATCACAAAATACACCGATAGCAAAGGATGTCTGATGGAACCCGATCCAGACGAAATAGACTCTTTGCCTTATGAGCTTAACACCATGTTTAGCCGGCTGTTTGGAATTTATAACCAAGAGGTTGTGTTTCCATTGAAGCCAATGTTTGATTTCCAAATTTATACTGAGGTAGCGTTGCCATTATCCGAAGTCACCGGCAATGACGAGCCGTATGGTACAGCAGACTGCATTATACTCAAGCCGGATGAGGTGATTGTCATTGACTGGAAAACCGGCCGGGGCGAGACGATAGACGCAAGCAACAACCTGCAAACTGCCGCCTATTGCATCGCAGCGGCAAAACATTTTAACCGTCCACAGGCAACGGCATATATTGTGAATCCTCATTTTAGTCAGGATAACGGATTTACGTTTACCGAAGAAATGTTGCAGAACGCTCTTGTGCAAATCATTGATATTGTCAAAGGGGGGATGCTTGCAGATGAGTATCCAAGTGAATACGTGCATACACCGGGCGAGGTACAGTGTAAATATTGCAAGGCGTCTTTGCACGGCACATGTGCGGCAATACGAATGGCATTAGAGACAATACATAGCGAGGTTGTGAAACAGGACGCTATGTCTGCAATCTCGGTTATGACTGATGACAAGCTATGCGAAATAAAGGAACGTTGTGCGCTGGTTGTCAAGTTCACCAAAGCAGTGGATGATGAAATAAAAAAACGTTGTGACAATGGGTGCGCTTGTGGTGAATGGTTCCTAAAAGAGATCAGCGGTGGGCGGGAAATAACCGACCTACAATCGGCATATCAAGTGGTATCAGAACTTATCACCGTGGATGAATTTTTGGGAATTTGTTCGTTATCGGTTCCGGCTTTTCGCGATATAATCGCTAATAAGCTCAAAGAAAAAGGTGTTGTTAAGACTAAAAAGGGCGGTCAAGAAATGTTTGACGTTGATCTTGCCAATTTGATTAACAATAAGCCACCCAAAAAACAACTCTGTAAGGTTTAATATCATAATGCACGCTATTGTTGATAATTTTAATGGCAATGGCGTGCATTACCATCCATGACACGTAAAGACCGCATACTGTTCCGGCGATGGTTTATTGCAGAGTTCGACCGGATTATGAGCGCGAGGGATAAAGCCGAAAAGACATATCGGCAAGAGCATAGGCTGAAAATGCCATCCGCGAAGCAAATGGAAATGGCAATCAAAATGGGGGCCGATGCACCTTGCTACAAACAAAAATACATTGCATGGGAGTACCCAGGGGAAATATACCAGTCAGGACACGAGTTGGTAATCCCCGAACAGATAATGGCTATTTTAGAACGAGAAAACAAGAGATATAGCAAAACAAAAAAGACAAAGAAGAAGGGACAAGACTAATGGCAAATGGTACAAACAAGAGATTCCAAATTTTGGTAAACAAACAATTACGCCTTGCTATTCAAGAGTTGGCAGAAATTAACGGGGTGGGATTCGATGCGTCAGAAATCATCAGAAGATGCGTCAGGTGGGCCAACAAGGGCAATCGGGTATCTGACTATGCCGTAGGCGCACTATCGCTAAGTTTAGGCCCCTATGATTATCTAGTGCAGGCTAGAAATACAGATGCGCCAATATGCGGACTTAATGAGTTTAGAAAAATTCTAGCTCACCGATGTATTGAAGCATTAGCAGCAAACCGCAATCGCCAGCAATTTAATACCACGTTAAAGCCAGGAGTAGATTTTTTAGTAATAGATGCATAATTTTAGTACAAATCTTAGTTCGTTTTGTTTGCAATTCGGATATTTGGTGTATATTAAAAACAACAAATAAAGTAGAAAAAGAAAATCTAGTACATAGTAAAAAAACTCGACTGTACTACCCAACTGTGAGGGCAATTATAATGGTCATGCTCAAAAATCAAAAAAACAAGTACGAAGACTCCCCCATTCAGATTCACGACATCCGCTTTATGTGCGATACCGTCAGGTCCGAACTTGACGCAAATTCAGCCATGCTGTTTTTCAAAATATTGCAATGGATACAGCACAACATAGCATGTGAAAAGTTCAAGCACAACGGCAAATACTGGACATACGGCACGTACAATTCGTTTGCGTCGCAGTTTAAGAATTTCACGGGAAGGCAGGTTAAGTATGCCATCACTAGGCTTAGTGAGGCTGGATATTTGATTGTAGGAGACTTTGCGGCCGGTGATGCCAGAATGTTGTGGTACACTTTGGGCCCAAAGGGGGCAGCTATATACATGGACCCTGATTGGAAAGAATATTGCAATTACGTGCCAGAAGGTTATGTAACCGACAAAGAAGACACCTCGGCCTATTCAGCACAAAAGGCTGATTTGATTGCAAAAGCAGATGACGTTTTGCGCACCCTAGATAATATTGATAATTGTGACCAAGGCGAGAATAATAATCAAGGTGGGGAAATAAGAAACGCAAAACAGCAGATTCAACAGCTAAAAAACATTGTGTCTGTAATGGGTTTCCCTTCTCGTGTTGTTTGCCAAAGTGCCACAACAGACCCGGACAAAATTGTCTCGGTTAAAGGCAACCCAGACAAATTTGTCTCGATACCCAGACAAATTTGTCTCGATACCCAGACAAATTTGTCCCCTTCTTCTGATATTATATCTAGTATTAATAATATTAATAATAATATAAAAGAAAATATAAAAGAGAATATAAAAAACACAATAAGCAGGGAACCGGATTTTTCAACCAAACTTGTCAACCAAAAAAACGAAAACACAAAAACAGATACAAGACAAAGAACCGGTGCGGTGGCACCGGATGGTGGTAATGTTTTTGCTGACGCTGACGAAATGTTCTTTGATCGGGAAACCAAAGCAACAAGTCATACTGCTGGCAACAATACCAAACCAGCAGTTCCAAAAATTGGCTTTGATTGGGGAACCTTCAAGTTCACAGGAATAACAGAACAGCATCTTGCAGAGTGGAAAGATGCCTTTCCTGCCGTTGACGTTATCGTTGTGCTTAAACAGCTTGAGTTGTGGCTCAAAACTAATCCTGAAAAAAAGAAACGGGCTATCGAGCGATTCATTGTGAATTGCCTTGGTCGCAATCAGGAAAGAGGTGGTAGTATCCCAAGTAACCGTGGTGGCTTTTATCCTCAAGACGAATTGAAGTCGGAACGGGCAAAACGAATCAAGGGTGATTATGTCTGTCCGAAAATGACACCCGAAAGTGAAGAAATGAATAGAATTTGCAACGAAAACGGTCCATTTTGACATTAGAAAACACCAATAGGGAAACAGAAGTGAGCATTGAACACATTGAACCAACCAAAGCACTTTTAACCTGCCCTGTATGCGGATGCAGATTTGACATGCCGTTACGCTCTGGAATATTGGATGATCCACTGATGGGATCGTTTATGAAAGCAGTGCTTGAAAGGCAGCAATGCGATACTTGTATTGCCAAACTAGAAGAACAGCAACGCAAGGATGACCGGCAGGCGGCAGAAGAACAGCGTTTGCAAATGCTACCGACGTTGTTTAGGGAAGCCGGCATTCCTCCAAATATGATGTTTCGTCCAAACATTACCCCTGTTCCAGTGCGTGATGTTGCAAATTGGATATGGCAGCACAGCAACCGCAACCTTGTTCTTGGTGGAGCTACTGGAACGGGAAAGACTACATCGGCAATGGCTTGTCTTGTCCGCCTGATTGAGAGTTACTGGAAACGGGTATTGTATGTTAAATTCCCCGCATTGCAATCGTCTTGGCGAAATGCTAAAATGGCCGAAACCAAAAGTGGGCAAAATGCAGTTTCAGCATGGATTGAGAGATTATCGGCGTATGATGTCGTCTGCATTGATGAGTTTTGCGGAAAGTCTCGGCTATCGGAATCGGGTGAGGAAATGATGTTTACTCTATTGGACGGAGTAATGGAAGGAACGTTTAAGGCTAAAGTCTGGTTGTTGGGGAATGTCCGTAGCATGACATTGGATAGTATGTTTCAGGATGTCGAGGTAATAAAAAGAAGAATTGCCGAGAGCTTCACGTGCGGTGCTATCGGGAATGATGCAAAGGTAGTTTTTGTAAATCCTTGGACCGACTTTTGATTGACTGCACAACAACAAAAAGAAAGACTAAATGGCATATCTGAATGACATTAAAATAATTAGTTATCTGGCCAATAAGCCGGAAATAGCACTTACTCAATCGGGGCGGCCGTATAGCAATATTTTGGTGCGGTTATTACACAAGACCATCAGGGGCGAGCATGTCACGGATTGGCTATATGTAACCGGTTTTGATTATGATGCGGAATTAGTGGTTAGGGATTGTGCTATTGGGGACCTTCTTTTAATTGTTGGATACCTTGCATTGCATCATTGGGAAAAGAACAATCAACAAGTATCTAAAGTCTTAGTCATGGCAAATCATATTTCGTTACTGGCAAAAGGCAATGGCGCTTTACCGCCGCCGAGTTTGGAAGATATGCAGTATGCTGATCCGTTAGCGATGGATGATGGTGCGTTGCCGTGGGTATCTGGAAGAGTCACGCATCCTGGCAGCGGCGTTAGGGCGCAAAACTATGCAGCATCATATCCACAACCAATGTCGGACGGTACATGGAAAATGCCACAAGGACAAGTTAATCCCGAAACAAAGCTATGGTTGCAAAACAAAGGGATGGTCAATTATCCAAAGCAGCATTTAGCAACATTGCCCAAGACGACGAACAGTCAGGGTGTGCCGACAAATAATCCGAGACAGACAGAATGGATTTGCGATCCGGTGATTAAACGAAAGGTAGAAGCAATTATCCCGGAAAACCTTAAAGACTGGCGTGATACGGTGAAATTACCGGGCGGCAAACGTATTCCAAAGCGAAACTATGAGAACCTAGTGCAAGCGCAGGAAAAGACGCTGATGAGAATGCCGGTGGAAGAACGGAAGAATGTGTTGACATTGGCAGCACAATATAGAGGGATAAGAATATCACTTGAAAAATACATCATCCCGGAAAATAGCCCGTGCATATCTACAAACAACACGGCACAGCCTAACACAGATGCCCAAAAATTGAGCGCCGTGAGCAATCACGCCTCACTAGACACAAAAACCAGCGAAACGCAAAAAAACGCCACTACGTCGCAAGCCACGCGCATCGCCATTCCTGTTGCGGGGGCTGATCCAAACGAGTGGTATCAAGATAAGGATGGACAATGGCTAAGACGAGAATCTCTGTAAGTGGCGCGTGTATTCAAGAAGGCGGTGAGTTTACTCCAACGGAGTTTACTGCGGATGGTATTCCCGTGTGTTATGGAAACTATCTGTCTGGACGGCGTTGTAACTGTGAATGGTCGGTATCTTGTGCGTATTACACGTATGATGAAATAGGACAGAGATCAAGGAATATTCGCTTTCAGGATTATGAGACAGTGCCCTTAGTGGAGAATATGGATTTTATTGCCGATGAAACCGGCAACGAGCGCACTATTAGGGTAAACCTTCCTGGAGCAGAACAAATAGACTTATCCGAAATCAATCTTCATGTCATTAAGATAATGGTATGGATGGCTCTTGAAAATCCAGCAGCGGCCAAAGCATTGATGCTTAAACTTGATCCTCAAATAAAGTGTTTACAAGATATTGCTTGTGTACTAGGAGTCTCTAAGCAGGCGGTACAACGGCGAGTAGCAGCAGAACTAGGCATTGGAAAACGACATTTCAAAGAAGCATCTCTAATGCAACTTAATCCACGTGAATTAAAAATATTCCAGTTATATTTTAGAACTAATCATACGTTGCGAGAAGTAAGTGCAAAAATGAATGTGTCGTGTGAGGCCATACGGAAAATAGCCACGAAGCTCCGTCGATTGGGCTTTTCTAAAGACACCACAGTAGACCAAGATAACGAAAATTGAGTAACGTAGATAAAAAAGTTAAGATATTCAACCTGACACTATTTCACCTAGAAAAATAAGTTTAAGTTGACACTTATGTCTTTGTCCAGAAGTGTCAATATTGTTTTTCTAGTGTTTATTTTTAGATATTAACAACAGATATGCTAGGCATAGCACCAACGTGTTTACCAAATTTATCTATCTCAGTAGAAAAGTTCTCGGTCGCCTTTTTAAGAATAGCGGCATTGTCTATACCAGCGGCTTGAATGGCCTTTAGAAGCGGTTGTTCGGCTTGTTGTAGCGCATCGCTAATACTCTTAGCGTTAGTTTCGGCATAGGTGAGCATGTTAAGGTAATATTTCTCATACTCGTCTTGGCGTACTGTCTTGGTGTTTGCACCAACCCGCATCGGGTCAAAAGCACGATTCATTAATTTGAATGATTCCACACTTCGAGAATCAAATCGGCTCTGTACAGTTGTGCCAAATGTCTCGTTGAGTTGCTTGGCGAGGCTTTGTGCTTCCTGATTGGCTTTCTGTTCTGCATCAGCAAGTGTTTTCTGGAGTGAAATTTCCTTCTTCATGGCACTTAGGGCTTCTGGCAATCCTTCTTGAGCTTGTGTTAAGAGGTCAACATACTTAACTTGATCAGCCTCAGAACTTAGACCCTTTTGTAAAAGGGTGTCGGCGGCGTTTAACTTATCTTTTACCTTTAGCTTGCGGATTTCTTTAGATTCATCATTCAGCAGCTTTGCTCTATTGAGAATCATATCTTTTTCGTTTGTACCAATAATTCTGGCCTGTTCCTGGAGACGAGCTACCGCGGATTGAAACAATGGTCCTCTGGCGACGGTGCTTTGTTGCAGGGTTTGGTATTGTGCCCTTATGTTTTTTTGCATCATCATCCAGCCCTTACCGGGGGCTTCAATGAGCTTATCCCATAGTTCAGTATCCAGGTCGGTAGATAATTTCTGAATGTTTTGCTGCGTTTTAATGAGTGTTTTGTATTGCCCTTCAAGGGTTTTAGCTAATGACACACGTGAGGACAGCATTTCATCTTCGTGTTGCTGTATAGCATCTCGCTGTATAGCCTCAAGACCACGGAGGCGTTCACCCTCGGCTTGGAGACCCTTGAGGTTCTTCTGCATACTTGTGTTTTGATAACTACTATTGTTTCGGTAATATTTAAGTTTATTTGTAAGACTTTTCTGTGCTTTGTCATTGGCTACTATATCTTGTTTTGTTTTTTCTAGTAACGCTATTGCTCCGTTAGGCGTATCGACCCAATTTTTTAACATCTCTATATCGCGCAAAATGGCAGCCGAGGTTTCGTCGTTTTCAAACGCGTTCTTTTTGGCCTGTCGTTCAAGCTCTTTATTTGCCTCTTGGACTTTCTTTATGGTCGCAAAAGCTATATTTTTATCCATCTCGGCTATGCCCTCAGTAAGTTTACCAAAAGTTTCCACAAATTTAGTCTGTGTTGCCTCCGCATTTTCCAAATCTTTTTCTGCCGTTTCTAGGTCTTTCTGGATGTCCTTTTTCTCTTCTTTTCCGAGTTCAGTGTCATTTAAGGCCGCTTTATTCGCTACAATAGCGTTTTTAAACTTTTCTATCGTCAGTTGCATGTTTTGTACTTTTTTTGCATAAGCGGCGTAAAAATTGGTACCTATGGTTAACAGTTCTTGATCCAACAACGCTTTTTGTTGTTCTTCCATAAGTGTTTTGCGTTTTTTCTGTATATCAAGCTGTTCTGCGGCCGTTTTTTCAAGCATAAACAAATCTTCGTGCGACCGCTTGATTTCTTCAAGAGCGGCTTTACCACGCAGATTACTGTTCTCGCGAGCGTTTGCGTCATTTCTTAGTTGTTCTTTTTTTAATGTTTGGAGGTTCAGTTCTTTTGACGTACTTTTCTCTTTGGCTTTTGCTGCCAATATTTTTTCTTTCAAGTCACTTGTTGATGAAATATCCTGAAGGAAGGCCGATTGCCTTATCTCCTCCCACTCCTTCTTGAGTTTAGCTAGTTGTTCTGCCGCAGCGCTGTGCTGGTCCTTAGCGTCCGTGAGGGCTTGAGTGTCTGGCATGGTATCGGCGGCGTTCAAATTCTGTTTTATCGTTCGAAGGAAATCAGATTGTGCTCTCGATGCATAAAGGTCCCTCTGTGCGTCTTCAATTTCCTCTTGTGTTGCCCCATTTTGTTTTAATTCTTGTAGGCGAGCATATAATATTCCCCCCTCCCTGTTTTCTGCCTTTAGGCTTAGCTCTAGCTGGGTATCACGCTCCTTTGCATTTTGTATGCGCTCTTTGATGGCTTCTTGGTAGTTATCCAGTGTAGTGCCGCGTTCCTTAATTTTGTCCAAGCCGACCATCCAATTTGCAATTCCCGCCATTGGCCCGCCGTTTTTGGTTTTATATGTGAGGAATGCCCATATCGCGGTGGCGATAGCCGTAATAACCACAATCGAACCCGCAGCAGCCGCCGCAGATAATTTTCTCGCTAAAGCGAGTTCTGCCTCCGCAAAGCCAGCTGCTTCGGCCGCCTTTGAGCTAAATAACATTCCTACGCCAGCGTTCATTAAAGATGCTGATAATTCCACTGCCGACTTCTTCTGTGACAGCATCAGCTTGGTTATACCCTTGGTCCCCGATGCCATTTTCATCATAGCTGCATTGGCGGTACCAATAGATTGTGTTAACATGTCGTTAACCGGCAGCATGGATAGTAGCATTGACGATGGGCCGCCCATAGCCCCGCCCACTCTCATAAGCGACATAGACGCAAAACTGCTAATTCCAGATGACGATCTGCTAGCCGCTTTGCCGGCGTCTAAAACGCCCATTCCCTCTTTATTAAGCCTTTTGCGTTCTAGGAT